TGTCCAAGCGCGGCAAAAAGCGCGGGTATGGGGATAGTGTTGAAATCGGCGGGCCGCTTGGCGAGCCGCTGACAATTACTGTCACAGTCAAAGGTATTGATGAATAACGTCACGTGTTATAATAGAACAAATAATCTAAGCGCTGCTCCCGCGATGTTGAAGCATCCGGGAGCGCGACCACTGCACAACGGAGGTGCAATGATGTCAACTATTATAAGTGGGATTTATGCCATTGTAAACACACGCAATAGACACAGGTATATCGGATCCGCTGTTGATATTTCTGGGAGATGGCGACAACATACCTATAAACTCAGAAAAGGCACACATCCAAGTAAACATCTACAAAACGCATGGAATAAATACGGGGCGGCAAGTTTTGATTTCGTGATTCTAGAGACTGTCAAAGATAAGAACAGTCTTATACCTATTGAGCAGGGGTATCTAGATCGTGACTTTCCAGAATACAACACAAACAGGAGAGCCGGGAGTATGTTTGGTTTTAGGTTTAGCGAGGAAGCCAAAAAACTAATGTCTCTCATTCATTCTGGATTTAAGCATACAGAAGAATCCAAAAAGAAGATGTCTGAAATATGGGCAGGCAGGCCGCGTGGAAAATACACAGAGGAGAGAGCTGCTAAAATTTCAGCGGCGCACAAGGGAAAGAAGATAAACGACAACCAGAAACGCGGATTAGCAATCGGGCAGTATAACCCCAAGAGTGCCGAAACCCGCAAGAAAATCAGCGACGCACAAAAAGGATACAAGCCGAAAAAGGAGACCATAGAGAAACTTAAGCAGGCTTGGATAAGGCGCAAGGCTGGGAAAAATGGAACATAAAGTAGAGATAGACCCCGCCGTGTTTAATGATGCCTATATTCCGTGCTTAAATGAAATGGCGCGAATACAAATTTACTATGGCGGCGCATCGTCTGGTAAGTCTGTGTTTTTAGCACAGCGCGACGTGAGAGACGTTATGAAAGGCGGTCGTAACTTCCTAGTTTGTAGGCAGGTAGCGCGTACGCTTCGCGGTTCTGTTGTGCAAGAGATAACAAAGATTATTAGGGACTGGGGCTTGTCTGATTTATTCTCTATAAATAAAACAGATGGGACGGTTACTTGTGTAAATGGATACCAGATAATATTTGCAGGTTTAGACGATGTTGAGAAACTAAAAAGTTTGACCCCTGCTAAAGGAGTATTCACTGATGTTCGTGTTGAAGAGGCAACGGAAATAGAACGTTCGTCAATCATAAAACAACTTTTGAAGCGTCAGCGCGGGGGAAGCGAGAAAACACCTAAGAGGCTGATGCTGTCATTTAATCCAATTCTACAATCACATTTTATCTATGCGGATTACTTCTCAATGATTGGATGGACTAACGACCAGAAAGAATATAAGTCGCCCGATTTATACATTCTAAAAACTACATACCGAGACAATAGGTTTCTTACCAGGGAAGATGTTAGGGGCTTGGAAAACGAGAAGGATAAGTATTACTTTGACGTATATTCAGAAGGCAACTGGGGCATTCTCGGCCATGTCATCTTCACCAATTGGCGCGTTGAGGACTTATCCGGGATGCAGGCACAATTCACCAACCACCGCAACGGGCTGGACTTTGGCTTCTCAGCCGACCCTGCGGCGCTATGGGTATCGCACTACGACGCGAAGCACAAACGCATTTATGTATTCGATGAATTGTATGAGCGCGGCCTGACAAATGACCTGCTGGCCGTGGAAGTAAAGAACAGGATCGGTGGCGACTACGTGGTTTGTGATAGCGCCGAACCGAAGTCAATCGCCGAATTACAGCAGTACGGCGTTTCGGCACTTGCGGCGGTCAAGGGCAAGGATAGCGTGCTATTCGGTATCCAGTGGTTACAGCAGCAGGAGATCATCATTGATGCGAAATGCGTCAACGCAAAGAATGAGATTTCTACTTTTCACTGGCAGGAAGATGCTAACGGCAACGCCATACGCAAGCCGGTCGAGAAGAACGACCATCTAATTGCCGCGGGCAGGTACGCACACGAGGGCGACATGATTGAAACATGGCTGGTTAGCTAAAGAGGACAAATGACGAATTCACCATTCATTTTTGCAAGTCCAAACCCCTATAAATCTGGCTTTGACTTTGCCCCCTGGGGAGGTATTGAAGGTTTCCTTGAGGCGTCCAAGACCGGGCAGACGGGTAACGTCACGTCGCTCAAGAAATTCGTACCTGATCTTGCACACGCGGTGGACATGACCGCCGTCGCGATCTCGTCCCTGCCATTCGACATACTCGACAAGAACGACGATGTTTTCGACACGTCGGCAAACTGGAAGAACAACCTGGGCGGGCTGCCGAACCCACAGAAACTTATCTACCTGATCGCCTCATCCCTGTGCGGCGGCGCGGCGTATCTCATTCCCTGGCGCACCACCAAAATGATCGTTAACTTGCAATACTGTGCGCCGGGCACAATCCAGCCGTATATCGACATAAACGGCCTGCAGTGGTTCGACCGTACGGCGCAACGGGGCAAGACGGAGAAGATATATCCGAATAAGATCATATACTTCTGGCTGCCAGATAGCGACGTGGAGATTGGTCCCGCCGAGAACCACCCGCTTGGCAATGCGACGCTGGACGCGCAGGTCATTTGGAACATGAAGAATACCATGCGGATGTATGGCGAGCGCGGCTTCGTTCCGATCACGCTGCTCGGTGCTAAGGGAATGGTAAACCAGGGGGAGCGGGAAAAGGCGGAGGGTTTCTTTGACCGCTTATTGCGCGGCGGCTTCAACGTTCTGGCAAAGATCGTCAACTCGGACGCGCTATCTCTTATCCGCGTCGGGGCCGGGATGGATGAACTCAAGCAATCGTATATCGAACTGCGGCGGGACGCAAAGGAATCTGTCTCGGATAGTTTCGGCATCCCGACCGCCCTGTTCATGTCCGACAACGCCTTCGCCAGCGAATTCGACGCGCTGCGTAAGCAATGGTACACCGCATCCCGCTTTGTCGGCATCAAGCAGACAATCGAGGAAACATTCACCGACCAGTTATTCAAGCCCTACGGCTACAGGATGCGCTTCAACTTGGAGGCGTTGGAGATATTCCAGGAAGATGAAGTAAAGCGTAACGAGTCGCTCGTTTCGTTTGTTACCGCCGTAACGACTGACCCGGAAGTGGCTGATTTGGGCATGAGCTTCATGGGCTACGATCTCGATAAGGTGCAGCAGGGAAAGATGGATAGGATCATTGCCCGGAAAGAGGAAGCGCGGCTTGCAGTGGTGGAGCAGATGAAGCCGCCGGTCGCGGAGCAGAGCAAGCCAGTTGAGACAGAGTTGGAAGATATGAAGGCTTTCAAAGCGGGTGAATACTCGGCAATGATCGCGTTACGTATCCCTGACTTAATCAAGGCAGAGATACAAAGTAAGTACACTTTCGCGGATGAGGAATTACTAAAGGATTTGCACATCACGCTTGTTTACCTGGGCGATAACAGAACGATAGACAAACTAGATGTTATTCGCGCCGTGTCAGATTTGGGAATGTTCCAAAGCCCGATCAAGGGCAGACTGCAAGGACTGGCGCGCTTTGTTAGCGACGGCGAGAACGACCCGGTTGTTATGACGTTCGATAGCCCGCAGGCGCCGAAGCTGTATAACATGCTTTGCGGCTTGCTGGATAACTATCATGTGCCATATCATAAAGATTACGGGTTTATCCCCCACATGACACTAGCTTATATTCCAAAGAATAGCGATCTGCCCGTTGAAACCATCGAGCCGATTGAGATCAATTTTTCGGAAGTCTATTATGTAGATGGTGAGGTGTGGTTCCCTGTCGATTTGGTCGGCTACGAAAACAAGAGCGCGACCGCATCCAACGCCGCGAACCTTACCGCCGATGAGATCAAGGACCTGGCGCTATGGTATGACCGTGCGCGACAATGGTACGCAAAAGGCAAGGGAACGGCGGTGGATTGGGAGTGCAAACATTTGCGCGAGACTATCGCCGCTCCGATCCGTCTGAAACTGGCGGACGCAAAGAGTGAGGCGGATATTGCAGCTGCGTTTGTGATCGGCGAGACGACATCCACGCCTGTGCCGATATATCAGTCTGTGCCCGATAACACCGAAGCGATCAAGGCGCTGGCGCTGACCATCGAGCGGGCAATTGTCGCCGCGAAGGTAGAGCCAACGGGCACACACGGGAGAGATGAAATGATTATCAACATTACAAATCCTGCTAACGTGGATATGACCAGCAAGGAAACGATTGCAGCGGTCAAGGCAATGACGGAAAATCTGGCGGCAATGAAGCAGGCGGTTGAGACTCCCCTGCCCCCGCCGAACGTGACATTTGCGCCTGTCATCCATCCGTCGGAGGTGGCGGTAAGCGTGACAAATGAAGTACAGACGCCCATCGTCAATGTGACCAACACGGTCCAGCCTGCGCCGGTCGAGAATAACATCACAGTCGAGCCGTCCGATGTTGTTATCCAGAAAGAGGAACGGAAGCCGCGCAAGGCGACCGTCAAGCGCGGAGCGGACGGTAAGATCACAGAGATAGAGAGTAAGTAATGCCTACTTCATTTCCAGTAACACTCGATGACTTCACCAACCCTACCCCGGCGGACAATCTCTCTACGCCTGCCGTCTTGCACTCGACCCAGCACGCCAACATCAACGACGCAGTTGAGGCGCTCGAAGCGAAGATAGGGGTAGACGGTTCGGCGGTTGCATCGTCGCTCGATTACCGGGTTGTGCAGTTGGAAGCCATTGACCACGCCGCCGTCACCATCGGCACGGCTAACGGGCTGTCTCTGGTGGGACAGGCATTATCTCTTGGCCTTGCTTCTGCTGGTGTGACAGGCACGCTATCCGGTACAGACTGGAGCACATTCAACGCGAAGCAGGCCGCGCTCACCTTCCCGTTGGGTGCAGACTTGGGCGGTACAGGCATTGCCAACGCGGCAGGCTCGACGCTCACGCTCGGAGCGGCGACCACCATCACAGGCGGGGGAACCGTGGCACTCGGTGGGTTCACCCTGACCATCCCGGCCACAGGCACGGCCGCGCTGCTGGCAACGGCGAATGTGTTTACGACTCAGCAGATGGTGGACGGCACAAGCGACCAGATACAGTTTCGGGTACAGGGGCATAGCACACAGACAAGCGCACTGCAAACGTGGGAGGCGAGCACGGGTGCTGTATGGGCTAGTATATCAGGCGCTGGTAAACTTATAATTGGAACGACTGATACGGCGGGGGTCGGGTTTTTTGAAATCAACAAAACCGTCACACAAAAACTTGTCTACCTAAAGCAAGTTAGTACGGCATTATCGGGCGACAACGAAAGGACATTGTGGGTTCAACAAACCGTAAATCCTGCGTCAGCGTCGTCCGCCAACTTCTACGGAATGTTTGTACAAGTTGGGACTAATACAATCCAAAATCTGACCGGTACTATAAGGGGTGCTTATTTCTCAGTGGCTAATTCATTTGCGTCCGCAATGAGTTCAGCGATAGGAGCGCAGTATGATATTTTCAACTCGGCAGCAGGAACACTCACAAGCGCTTCTGGTTTTGTTGCGACTATTTGGAATAATTCAACCGGAACCATCACCGACTCTAGCGCGGCTGTGGTTGATATTCGGCAGGCAAATACGGCAGGGACGATCACTGATGCTAGAGGTCTATTTGTAAAGACGCCAACTAAAGGTGCAGCCGGAACTATTGTAAATATGTATGGGGTGTACATCCAAAATCAGAATATAGCCAGCACTCTGAATTACGCCATTTACACCAATATAGGAGATATATCATTTCTAGGTTCTGGCACACGCGCAAGCGCAGCAGGCGCGGTCTGGAAAGGGATTGAACTACGCGCCGCAACTGCAACCATTTCAGGCTCGACCAATATCACAACCGCGACAGGCTTCAACTATCTCGACATCGCACGTCCTACCCTTTCGGCAGCCTCCGCCTTGACTGTGACCAACGCCGCAACCCTGTACATTGCCAATTCACCGCTTGGAGGCGGAGCAGGGCCAGCGACAATCTCAAATCCCTACGCTATTTGGGTGGATGATGGATTATCCCGCTTTGATGGCGGACTAGATTTATCGGTTGCGAACATCCAGACTGATACTACCACTGGAACGAAGATCGGCACGGCAACAACGCAGAAACTAGGCTTTTGGAACGTGGCGCCGATCATACAGCCAGCAGGAGCAACGCAGGCCGCGCCCGCCGCGTATTCTACCGGCATATTTGGATTGGATAGCGATGCCAACATGCACGCATTGTATGATTTAGTCGTTGCAATGCGGACGGCATTAGTCAACACAGGAATCATGAAAGGAGCAGCTTAATATGGCACTCACTCGACTACCCAACACACCCTCAGCAGGACTGACCGCGTACCGTTTCCAATACAGCGCGACCACCGCACTCATTGATAAGAAAGCAGACCAGGCAGCGCATTATCTTTTCGATGTTGGTATGGGCAATCACGGCACGCCAGAAGCGCCGCGTGTCTATGCCGACTTATCGGCGGCTGAGAAGCTGGCAATATTGGATAAGTATGTTCTCAGTACCATTCTGGACGCGTCCAAGTCGTACAAAGCCAACGTCGACGCAAACGCCGCCAGAGACGCCGCAATCACAGCGGAAGAAAGCGAGATAGTGACCCCATGAAAGGTAAAACCACCCCCGCCCCGGCAGTGACGCCGCGCAAGTACGCAGAGAAGGACTTTGTCGAACTCTATCAGGAGCTATGCAAAGAGACAGGCTTCCAGATCGTGTTCGCGCCGCAGTGGGCACAGAGTAAGGACACAGGCGATTACCGGCTGGTGATTGTGTCATCCGTCGCGCCGATGCCGAAAGAGGAATAGTGGCTATCACTAGCTACGACGAGTCGATCAATTACGACGCTGCGATCCCCTACAACGGAGCGGAGGAGGCAGCAGCGGAGGCCGCTGGCTACCTTCTTATGCACGCGCCGGTACGCCGTCCGCCGGAGATAGACGATGAGGACGAATTGCTCGCCTGGTATTTCCTTGAGGTGATGGATGACTGACGCATTGACCAAGATCGTGCTCGACACAGTGCAGACCGTACCGGAAGTCCTGCCGTACCTGTCCGCTGATGCGCGGCGGTTCGTGAAGTTACACGCGCTCAAGGCGGCTGGCGATTACACCTCTATCCGCGCCGAGATGAGCGGCGAAATCCACGATGCGATATATGATTACCTGACCAGCTCAGGCTATATCACGATATACAAGGCGTTGATGGCTGCGGCTATCTCGAAGGCGTATGTCGCCGCGGCTGACGCAGGGTATCAGGACGCGGGAGCGGAACTACCGCTTGACGCAGAAACCGCAGCCTGGGCGCGGGCAGAACTGGATTCGCAGCTTGGTTTCGTGGATCAACTCTTTGAGAACTTGCGGGAATTACGGAAAGAGGGTGACGTGAACGCAACGGCGGAGGCGCTAGCGCGGGCGAACGGGTACGCAAGCGGATTGGATGGCTTCTACAATGAGGCAGTCTTACGCGGGTCCAAGAATAAGATGCTTACATTCACGCAGATAAGCGACACAAAAGAATCTTGTCCTGATTGCGTGAGGCTGCGCGGGCAGAGACATCGCGCGTCGTGGTGGGTTGAACATGATTTCGTACCCCCGAAAGGCGGCGGCTTGGCATGTGCGCCGGGCGGTAACTGCGGCGACGGTCTTGTAGACGATGACGGAAATGTAGTTACACTTTGAGACTTTTAAAATTAGAACATGCGGACTATAATCGAATCGAGTAGAAAGGATTGGCATGAGGATATTTGCAACAGACCAAAACGGCAACAAACAAGAAATAACCGATCTATATTGGTTTGAGGAAAACTACGTACATGATTTCAGCGGTCATGGGCGATTTACTATCGAGATCATCAACGAGACGCCAGCCGAAATCGAACTACCCGCCGAGCGGCTGGAGTTGCTAGAAAGTACAGACGAGTGATCGCCCTTGTTACCGGCGGCTCACGCGGGATCGGCGCGGCATGCGTCCGTGCATTGAAGGACGCAGGGCATACCGTCGCGGTGGCAGGAAGGACAAGGGCGGACTGTGATTTATTCATCCATGCTGACCTGACAGATTTTTTTGGACGTAACCCGGTTGTATCTGAAGTGATAGACAAACTTGGTAGTATTGACATCCTTGTCAACAACGCAGGCTCGCAGTATCATCAAAATCTTATCGAATACAGCGCGGGAAGATGGCGTGAACAAATCGAGTTGATGCTTACCGTCCCGTTCTTTCTGTCCCAGGAAGCAGCCCGGCACATGCTCGCGCACGGCGGCGGGCATATCGTCAATATCCTTTCTACGTCCGCCTTCCAGGGAGCACGCAACATAGCCGGCTACGTCGCCGCGAAACATGGTCTGCTCGGCCTCACACGGGCGATGGCAATCGAACTCGCGCCGCTGATTCGGGTCAATGCAGTGTGCCCCGGTTTAACGCAGACTAGCATGGTAGATGAATACATAACACCCGAACGGCGCAAGCTACTTGAAAGCATCACGCCCGCGGGCAGGTTCGGGAAGCCGGAGGAGATAGCCGGGGCGCTGATGTATCTAATTTCGAGTACATACGTTTACGGTCAGGTTATTACCGTTGACGGAGGGTGGCTTTCAAAAAATGGCTAAACTCATTCAGGCGAAAGACTTGCGCGGCGAGCGGCGGGAGCGGCTGATAGATGTCGTACCATTGCCCGCGCCGTGGACGCTTTTTATTGATCCGTGCAACGCGTGTAACTACAGATGCAAATTTTGCCCGACTGGACACCCCGACTTACTGCGTGAGTACGGGCGCAAGAACGTACTAATGAGTTACGAACTGTTCTGCAAGATCGTGGACGACCTGCGAGAATTTGACAGACCATGTAAGCAGGCGAATCTATATAAAGATGGCGAACCAACTCTACACCCCCGCTTTACCGATATGGTGCGCTACATGAAGGATGCAAATGTGTCAGAGCGTATATGGGTGAAAACAAATGGTCATGTTTTGCGGCCTGAACTAAATGCCAAACTGGTAACGTGCGGGCTGGATATGATCGGCGTGAGTGTAACAGGCATAAACGCGCAGATGTTTTACGACATTGCAGGCGTCAAAGTGGATTACGAAAAGTTTAGGGATGGTGTGCTTGACCTGTTCGAGCGGAGCCGGGATACGAGTACACGGGTGTCAACAAAGATAGCAGACGTGGGTTTGACGGACGGCGACAAGCAGAAATTCCTTGACGACTTCTCTGACCGCTGTGATTTCATCGCCATAGAAAACCTGCATGGCTGGAGTACGTCCGACAAATTCGATTGGAAGCTGGGAACTAATCAGAGTTTTGATGGCACGCCGCGCACACAGAAAATAGCCTGCCCGCTGGTGCTCTACATGCTCGCGATCAACTCCAACGGCGACATTTCAATATGCAACGATGACCAATACCATCTACACCAATTAGGGAACATCAAGAATGAAAGTCTGTACCAGATTTGGAACGGCGCACGATTGCGTGACTTCCGGCTGATGCACCTGGAAGCGCGCAAGAGCGAGAACGCGGCTTGTGGTACGTGCGACTATATACAGGCATTACCAGATAACATCGACAATGACCGCGAAGAATTCGCAGAAAGAATACAAAAGTGAGAAATATTAAAATAATTCCGCAGGTTGGTGAAAAAAGAATAAAAAGGTGGTTTGCGTGGTTCCCGGTTACAACCGAAAACTATCATGTCTCTGAAACCAGATGGCTTGAGTGGGTTACTGTTGAACAGAATTACGAGGGTATATCAAGAAATTACGGAATTGTCTATTATTGGGCAAATTCTTCTTTCGTGGAGGAAGAATGACCCGCCCCTGCCCCGTCTGTGAACACCCCTCCCGCACAGAAGTATTCCGTATGCCCTACCGCGTGCCCGATTCGTGGCCCTTGCCGTCCGAGATCATCTGGTATACCTGTTACGCCTGTTCGATGCTCTACGGCGACGGGGATTTCAATCAGGCGATGCTCAATGAGTATTACCTGAAATACTACGGTTATGGCATCAACAACCCATCCAATATCGAGCGGCTAAAAATGGACGCGGTCGTGATAAGCGGTCTGGCGAAGCACGAGAGAGAGGCCGTCATTGTGGACTTCGGCGGCAACGGAGACGATGGTCGGAGCATCATCGTAGATATGTTGCGGGACAGGGGATATATCAACGCCGTCTGCGTGGGCGCGGGCGCCCCCCTGCCCCAGCAATGTGACCTTATCTACGCCTCACACGTTGTTGAGCACGTCTACGATCTGCCCGAAACGATGGAGCGCATCAGCGGCGCGCTTGCGCCTGACGGCCTACTCATTATAGATGGGCCGGACGCGACGGGGCTTTTGCAACACTGGAAAATGCCGATTCTGGATTTCAACACGAAGCACATCAACCATTTCACGCTGCGAAACTATCTCGACTTGGGATACCGGCACGGCTTCGAATTGATAGACGTGCGGAAGTACGAGCTTGAGAACGCGCCCGCGTACCAGTTGCAATTCAGGCGGCTGGACGTGGCGCAGGAGTCAGCGAAGCACATCACAGACAATATATCCGCCCGCGTGGACAGGCTCAGGACGCTTGAGGGCTTGCCGCTCAACGTGTGGGGCATGGGTGATATTACGTGGCATCTGCTGGCACAGGTGGAATTGAACATCTTGGACTACATTGACAATGATCCCGCGTACCGTGGGCAGACGTACAACGGCAAGCCGGTACAGGAACGACCTACCAACGCCGCGCCGATATTAATAATGAGTCAAGGTCAAAGACAGAGACTTATCGAAAATATACGAAAGGCCGGGATTACCAATCCCCTGATCGAAACATGAATGTATCACAAGCAATTTGGGAAAGACTGAAAAGTGAAGTTTCCACCGTATTCTACCTCCCCGGCGGTGGCTCCGGTCCGCTGGTGGATGCGCTGGGCGCGTCGGGATTGCGCGCCGTATGCTGTCTCCATGAACAATCAGCCGGGTATGCCGCGGTCGGGTATGCACAATACAAGGGTTTTGGCGTGTGCCTTGTGACGAGCGGACCCGGCGTTACCAATGCCATGACCCCCTGCCTTGCGGCGTGGCTGGATAGCGTGCCTGTTCTATTTATATCCGGGCAGGTTATGGTCAAGTGGCTGGCTCTACCTGGGATGCGCTCACGCGGGACGCAGGAAGGGCCGACGATTGAAATGGTGAGACCGATAACGAAATACGTGGCGCAACCACAAAGCGCGGTAGAGGCGATGATTGAGTTAGACAACTGCATTACCGCAGCTAAGGAAGGCAGGCGCGGCGGTGCTTGGCTCGATATTCCAATGGATGTGCAGGCCGCCGATGTATAAGCCAGTGATAATTCTCGGTAACGGCATCCGCAATAACCCTGCGCTCATCGAACATCTATGCAGTCTGAACATCCCGATTTGCACAACTTGGATGGCGGCGGACTTACTCCCTGAAAACTCACCTGTGTTTATAGGCCGCCCCGGAATCTTCGGGCAACGCGCCGCGAATATTGCGACGCAAAAAGCGACCCATCTCTATTGCTTCGGCGCGCGGCTGGACGGCGAACAGGTCGCCTACGACTACGACCGCTTTGCGCCGAATGCTCAAATCTATGTGTATGACATTGATGAGGCGGAAGCGCAGAAGTTCCCGAAGCGTTACCATGTTTCGCAGACCCTTGACTGTAGAGACGATATTGATTTTCTTCCATCCCTTGCCCCGCCTCATCGCGATTGGCTCAACTGGTGCAAGGCGCTCTACGCCCGCTTCCGCCCGGAACTGGACGGCTGGGTGCATGAAACTATGGATGTTCACAAGTGGGCACAGTATGTTAATCCGTTTCGGCTGATGTCTTTACTTCATGAATTCAGCCATCCCGATGACGTATTCGCCCTCGGCTCATCGGGCAACGCGCCAACCGTGTTCTTTCAGGCATATAAAGTCAAGGCGGGGCAGCGAATCTCCAACGTCTGCACGATTGGCGCAATGGGCGCTGATATTCCGATGGCTCTCGGCTCTGCTCTCGCATCCGGGCGGCGCACCATCTGCGTGACGGGCGACGGCGGCTTTGCCATGAACGCGCAGGAACTTGAGACGATCCGGCGACTGAGATTGCCGATTATCTTCTTTGTGATGAACAACGGTGGCTATAACAGTATTCGAGTGGGACAGCTTGCGCGCTTCGGGCGCGTGACAGGAGCGAACCCACAAAGCGGGCTGACGCTCCCCAGCATCGAAGCGATTGCGGAGGCGTATCGCTTTGTGTACATGCCGCTGAGGGGCATGGATTTGTCAAACTTCTGCAAATGTCTGGACTTTGCTCCGATGATAGTTGAGGTATTCGTAGACCCCGACTGGCAGCAGCTCCCGCGCGTAATGGCATCGGGCAACCCTATCAGGACAGATGACATGCAGGACATGACGCCTAAGATTGATGATTTACAGGCTCTTATGGAGTGGGATGGGTAACGCCTCATCCAGAAAGGAAGAAAATGAACAGTGATAAACCAGGATGCTTTGGATTGGTGGAGGTGATTTCAAGAGCCGTTATGATTCTAATCGCCTCAATTATAATAATACAACTTATACAATCATGTTCGCCTGTCTAGCGCGTTGACGCTGGCGGCAAGAAAGGAAAACTATGTTAACAGGTATATCTATTTTGTTGGCCTTGGTAATTGGTTTAATAGGTATTGCTCTAATACCGCCCGATAAGAGAATGGGAGATTTAGAACCAGACCCGCCCCTATGCGATATTTGCGGAGCGATCAGCACAATACTGTTTCTTCTCTCTCTGGTATTCTATTATTACCACATATAAGGCGATTACTAATTGTTTCGTAAGTCCTTTGCTTTACGAGTTATCGCAGTAAAACAGGAAATAAAATAATTTTCAACCGTAGAGTGTCGTTGTACACCTGCTACTCAATGGAGGTGTGCAATGAAAGTCCCTATTTCGGGGCAAGTGACTGGAAAGGAAGAAGCGGATAACGTGATGCAGGTCGCAAACTCGCAGAGCTATGGCGGCTTCATCTGGACGAACCGCTTCGAGCGCGGCTTTGCCCGATTCATGAGCGCGCGTGAGGCGATCCTGTGCAATAGCGGGTCATCCGCAAATCTGCTGGCATTGGCTGCGCTGGAACTGCCAAAAGGAAGCGAAGTCATCACGACGGCGGTGAACTTCCCCACGACGGTCAATTGCATCATCCAGCTTGGGCTAGTGCCGGTGTTCGTGGATAGTGACCCAAAGACGCTGAATAATATTAATATGGCGAATGTTTGGGAAGCCATCAGCGATAAAACACGCGCTGTCATTATGGCGCATGCACTCGGAAACCCTGTTGATCTGTCTGGTATATGTGATTGGTATCCAACTATCGAAGATTGCTGCGACGCGGTAGGGAGCACAATCAACGGGCAAATGGTTGGTCGTCGCGGCATAATGTCTACCGTCTCATTCTACCCGGCGCATCATATCACTACCGGGGAGGGAGGCGCGGTGCTAACAGACAGCCCGCGGCTGAGGAAGGTCATCGAGAGTTATCGCGACTGGGGGCGGGATTGTTTCTGTGAACCAGGTAAAGATAATACATGTGGAAAACGCTTCAACTACGAAGTCGATCATAAATATATTTACAGTCGTATCGGATGGAACCTCAAAGCTAACGACTTAGCCGCCGCTGTAGGTGTAGCGCAATTAGATAGATTAGAAGGTTTTATACAGAAGCGCCGCGAGAATTGGGCTTACTTGAACGAAGGTTTGAAGGATTTGCCGATTGAGATAGTTCAAGCTACTCCTGGTAGCAATCCGTCATGGTTTGGTTTTGCGTTCTTGACAGAAAGACGTAACGAATTGGCGCGTTATCTTGACGAGCACGGTGTAGGCAGTAGACCTGTGATGGCTGGTAATTTATTACGGCAACCAGCTTACCGAAAATTGATAAATGGCGTAGATTATCGTGTGGTAGGTAATTTGGATGGAGCCGATTTAATATATGAGCGCGGTATTTGGATTGGCGTATTCCCAGGAATCACCCCGGACATGCGAGACTATCAAGTCGAAGTAATACGGAAGTATTTCAATGGATAAAGTTTTAGTCACAGGCGGGACCGGCTTCTGCGGTTCATGGATGCGGCAGACCGCCCCGCCCGATTTACGTATCAGTTACTTCGGCAAAAGCGACTACGAACTACGACACTGGGAATGGATGACCTGGGATTACATCGTACACCTTGCGAATATCTCGCCGTATGAAGTCCTGGAATTCAGCCAGCCATTCGGTGTCCGCGTGCTATACGCTTCGAGCGGGATCGTCTACCACGATGAGAACGATACCGAGTACAGGCAGAATAAACTCGATTGGGAAAAAGAGTGCCTGGACAGCGGCATCGATGTAGTCATTGCGCGCCTGTTCACCTTCTACGGCGAGCGCCTAGACGATGGCAAGGCATACACCCAATTTGTCCAGGCGGCGAAGGCAGGCGAGCCGCTCAAGATTTGGGGCGACGGGTCTTGTGTGCGGTCATATATGTATGGCGCAGAACTTGGCCGCTGGCTGTGGGCGATCCTGCTACGGGGCGAGCGCGGGCAGGCGTATGACGTGGGGGATGATACGCCGGTCACGATGCTGGAACTTGCGCGCAGGATCATCAGCCACTACCGGAGCAAATCTGAGATCATCATGGAGCCAGACCACCACATCCCGATGCCGTTCTATATGCCGCGTGACACGGCTAAAACGAAGAGGCTTTTGAAATAGAGCTATGTGGTCATATCGTTTTATGATTTATATCTGTGAGATTGGGTGGATAATTTATGACCGTGCTTTAGTTACCCACCGCTGGCGGGCGCTGGACAAGCACCGCCGCGACTGCAAAGAATGTTGGAAGAAAGGAAGTTGAGTAATGGGCAACGATAACGATATTGAGAACGATATTGAGTTTGTAGGGTTAGAGGATATTACCCACCGATACACAGAAATGTTTGATTATTACAAGCCTCCACTGCCTGACGATGTGTTTGCATATCTATTAAAGGTGAAAATAGGTGGGTATGGATATACCTGGGTATACAGATTCGCAGGTGATTTTGTAAGGTCAAAGGATTTTGCCAACATCGCGAAAGACGTGGCGATACGCAAGACCAAAAGGTACTTGACAGAACATAAAATCTAATTCTGTGTTATAATGCTTGCAGGCAGGAATGCCGAAGTTTAAGGCACTGAATACGTGTTGACACAGACAGTGCTTAACTAATACAACCCCAGGTTATAGCCGGTTATCTTTCGACTCGAAATGGGTCGGGAAAGATAACCGGCTTTTTGCGTTAATACGCAAAGGGACAAAATGCCGAACGTTTCGGAATACGACGATAAAGACAAATGGATGAGCGCGTGTATGTCCGCCATGACGGAAGAGGGGAAAGAACAGGACGAAGCCGCCGCCGCGTGCATGTCTATGTGGGGAGAAAAAAAGTCATTCTACGGGATGTCTGTGGAAGATGCGGTCAAGCATTTCCTGAAAATCGGCGCGCGGCACACGCGCAAAGAAACAGAGGCGTTCCAGACCGTGCATGACATCATGGTGGAAAACGGCGCTGAGTGTGAAAAGCCAGGGGGTGAAATGCCGATGATGGAGGGCAAATCGCTGGATGAGGAATATATCTACCCCGGCGATGCGGTCAAAGCCACGTCATTGGACGGCGGTGCGGTCAAACTAGGGGGTTATCTAATCAGTTTCAGGGATGCAGAGAATACAGACCTGGCGGGCGACTATTTCACGAAAAGGGCCAACTACGGCGATGCAAAACAGTCTGATGTATGGTTCAACCACCGCCTGCCGATCCAGATCAAAAAGCACAACATCGAAGTGAAATACACCGAGCCGCTATCCAATAAAGCGACGCTTACCATTGATGACGTTGGAGTGTTTGCCGAGGTGGTAATCGAAGCGCGTAATGAATACGAAAAGACAATCGCGGAACTGGGACTTGCGGGGAAATTAGCCTGGTCATCCGGCACAGCTTCGCACCTTGTAGACCGCAAAGCAATCAAGAGCGGCGTGTGGGAAATCACGCGCTGGCCTCTTGGTCTGGACGCGTCACTGACCCCTACCCCGGCAGAATTCCGCAAGACCAACCAGATACTACCAATTAAATCGTTACTAACTTCCCATACGGCGTTGCCCGTTGAGGAGTATAACCAAACTAAACCAACCAATCAACCTGTTACCAAACAAAGGGAGAACATCATGGAAGAAGAAATCAAATCCGCCGTTGATAAGGCGGTCGCAGACGCGCTTGCAATGCGCGAAGCGAAAACCCAGGCGGAATTGCAGAAGGCGGCAGAATTGAAAGCTGCTGAGGACGCCGGGTACAAAAAGGCCATTGAGGAATTGAAGGAGCACGGGCCGCAGAAGTTCTACCACCCCACCGAGCCGACCGACGATGACAACGATGGTATCGGAGCATTCAAGTCCTGGCTCAAGACCGGGCAGGAAAATCAAGGGCTGATCCGCCCCGACTCGTCCTTCGACAACATCAAGGCAGGCAAGGCGGCCTGGAACATCACGACCGGAGCAAGCGGTGGATTCCTGGTTCCTGATCCCCTGTACAACCAGATCATCGCCAAGCGCGACATTATGTCGTGGGCGCGGCAGGTTCCTTGCACGTTCCTGACGACCCCTTCCGATCACCTGTTGGTCCCGCGTGAAGACACCAAGCTAACCGATTTCGTCCTGACGGCTGAGGCTGGTACATACGATGAGAATGAGGGCACGGTATCGCAGAAAGACCTCATCTTGTACAAGTACACCAAGCTGACCAAGATGAATGAAGAGTTCTTGATGTACAACGGCACGAACTGGGAAGCATGGTTTACCAATGCCCTGGGTCGTGCGGTTGCCAACACCGAGAACACCATCTACACCACAGGCACAGGCACGGCGCAGCCTGAGGGTATCGTGACCGGCGCGACGGTTGCAAACACGACCGCCACGACCGATGTCATTCTGCCTTCAGAACTTTCGGCCCTGATCGGCTATCTCGGCGGCGGGTATAACGTGCCGTCCGAGTCCGCCATGCTCATGGCGAATAAGACCAAATGGTATCTCAAAGGCAGTGGCGGAACATCGGCTGTCCCGTTTGCATACGTGCAGACCCCGCAGGATGGCGATTTCTTCGGCTACAAGGCTGTCATTGATGACGACCTTGACCCGTATACCACAGCCTCAGCCAAGTGCGTCGTGTTCGGCAATTTCTCCTACTACGCAGTAGTGGAAAAGCCGGGCATGGTCGTACAGCGCAACCCCTACCTGTACATGGCAACCGGGCAAATCGGTATCTTCGCCTCTATCTTCCGCGGTGGCGGAGTACTTCAGAGCGAAGCATTCTACTATCTGACCAACGCTGCATAAGAGGTGATGACATGTCACGCAACAAGAATCCTGATGTCCAGAAGTCGATGGTTGCAGTAGCAGCCAGCGGCGGACAAGTTGGTGCGCTGGTCGGAACAAAGGTCGACGCGACCGGATACTCCCGCGCGCACTTCATCTTCAATTTCGGTAACGGCGCCGCAACGACCGCCGCACTTTCGGCGGGTATTGGACCCTGGCAGGCGTCCACATCCGGCGCAACTTACGCTGCTATCGCAAGCGCATCTCTGGCCGCTGTGACCTCCGGCGTGCTATCGAGCACCTCGGTCACGCTGGAAGTGGATGTACCTATTTCAGCGGGTACGCCCTGGCTGCTTGTCTCCGGTGGCTCACTGCTCTCGACAGCCGTCCCGCATTCGTGCGTGGTGGAACTGTACAACGGCATCAATCGTCCGCCAACAGCATCCAGCATCGAAGTCGTAACCGTCTAACACTACTGATAAGTAATGGGGGAGGCGAGCAATTGCCTCCCCCGGAAAGCGTTTTATCTTGCACATATTCCATTGGGTTCCCTCGTCTGGCGCGCCGCCTCCGTGGTCGTGCGTTCACTCGTGGGTAAACCTGCTCTTGCCTGATGGCGCAAAGCGGACATTTAAGCAGAGCGGCGCTGGCTCGGTTCGTGTCGTCTGGAATGATATTGTGCGGGAGTTTCTCGCAACCGACGCCGAATGGATATTCTCGACGCACCACGATGTTGTTTTCGTCCCTGAAACATTGAAGCGATTACTGTCCTGGGATAAGCCCCTTATATCGGCGCTGGTGTTCATGCGACATAACCCGGTCGTCCCACAGATTTGGAAATCCTACGATAGAGATGAAGGCCATTATGTGATGAGAATCAATGATACTCGCGAATGGTTCTACGATCATAAAGAGTGGATCAAGTTTGGGCCGTTCTTGATAGACCCCTGCCCCCCCGATGCGCTTGTCTCTGTCGGCTTCACCGCGACCGCCTGCACGCTGATACACCGGACTGTCTTTGAGGACATCCGCGCCAAAGTACCCGACCAGGGTGATGGCTTGTGGTTTGCCTGCGACAACGAGACTTCAGGCGGCGGGGAGGATCGGCGCTTCTACGAATACGCGCGGGCTGCTGGTTACGAAGCGTTTGTAGACCGCTCCTGTATAGCTGGTCATGTGGCTGGCGACATTCCCACATCCAGCGCCGATTTCATTGCTTGGGATAGCGTGAGTGATTTTCACAATACGGGAGAGCCTGTAATAAATGACAACCAAGAAAACTAAAGCACCCAAAACAAAGGCGCTTGACAAGATGCTGAAATACCATTCGAAGCATTGTACTTTTTGGGTATTTAGCTGTGATCGGCATTGTTCATGTGGACGCGATGAAGCCATAAAAGAACTTAACCAAATACTAGGCGTGCTACTTACCACTATGGGAACAGCATGACCACAAAACAAGTTGAAACCGCGACCGTCGTCGGGACAGTCACCGGCTCGGGGAATGCTACTGTGACCGTGACCGCGCTCGGCATGGCAAACACGCCGAAGGCTATCTCAGTCGCCGTCACTTCAGCAGATACCGCCTCCATTGTTGGCGGGCTGATACGCACGGCGCTGGCCTTCGATGTGGATGTGGCGGCGCTGTTTTTGGTATCCGGCAGCGGCGCGAATGTAGTCCTGACAAAACATATCGCGGTCGCCAATGATGACACGCTGAATATTGCCATTGCAAACGGCACTTGTACCGGCCTGACCGCCGCGCCAACATCCACGAATACGACCGCCGGAACGGGGATGACAAACGGCTACGTCACGCTGGCGCAACTCAAATCGTCTGACGTGCTGAATTTCTCGAACACGACCCATGATGAGATTTTGGAAACCATCATCGAAGCCGTCTCGCGCCTGATAGACAACAAATGCGCCCGCCGCTTCTTCTCCGCATCCGAAACGAGATATTACACCGCTGACGAAGGCGACCTGATGTTCGTGGATGACATCTCAACCTCAAGCGGGCTGACGCTTGTCACAGATGAGGACGGGGACAGAACGTATGAAACGACTTGGGCGACGACAGACTACGACTTGACATCATTCAACGCGACGCTGGATGGCTGGCCTTACCAGATGATAGAAACCACACCTGAGGGAGATTACTCGTTTCCTGGCACAAAAAAGGGCGTGAAAGTCACCGCCTCATTCGGCTGGGCGTCGGTTCCGAAAACTGTTGTGCTGGCTTGTATCCTGCAAAGCAATCGCGAATATAAACGCTTCAACACCGCGCTTGGACAGGCCGGGGCGTCCAGCGTTGGCACGATTACGCTAACCATCCCGGCGCTCGACCCGGATGTTGAAAAGCTCCTCTGTCCTTATGTGAGGATTACGTGACGCAGGACTATACCACAGCGGTAACGGAAGTTGCTGAGGTCGTGGCGGCGGTGGCGGGCATCGGAGCCGCGCCCGCGACGCCGCAGGAAAATATCAACGAACGGATTTTTGCACTGACGTATCTTATGACCTCAATGACCGAGATCAGCGAGACCGGGACGATGCAACACCTTGCGACAATTGCCGTTGACATCCTGACGCCGCATACCGACCTTGCGCAGAACATCGCCGCACTCCTGCCGATTGTAGACCTGGTTGACACGGCGCTCCTAACCGAAATCACGACCACCAGCCGCTTCTTTGACGGCTCGATTGACACTTTTGGGATTTTGCGATGGGAATTTCTGCCCGTATATATCTACTCTAGCGTGGATTGCGTCGGCTACCGAGCCATGCTTGAGAATGTGAAACAGAAGATAAACCTATGACGCAATTATCCATCCAGATCAACAACGCGGATATTGTGCGCCGAGGCTTGCAGGATTTGTCGGCGGAGATCCCGAAAATCGGGCGCTTGCAAATCTATCAGACATCACAGGCGATTGTCCGCCGGATGAAGATTTACCCGCCTGAGCGACCGGGGCAGAGATATATCCGCACAGGCAGGCTCGGCGGTGGTTGGATGATTATACCGAACACAAACGGCTATACCACGCGCAACGATACACCATATACAAAATATGTCGTGGGTAACGCCTATGGCTTGGAACAAGCCTGGATGCACGAAGGGCGCTGGAACCTTCTGCGCGACGTGCAGGAGGAGGAAGTCGCGAAACTTCCGAAGGCAATCGAAGAGGAGATCACGATGGTGACGCGCCGCGTAGGATTGTAAGGAGACAAACATGGCAATTAAATTGCATTACATTGGCCGGGGTGACGCGCTCATACACATACCCGCCCGCGACCTGATGGACGAAGATTTCGCCGAGCGTGCGGAACTCTGGAAGGAACTTGGAATAGATGAGGCCGGGATGCTTGCAAGCGGCCTGTATGAGAAACCAAAAATAGAACAGCCGAAGAAAATCAAAACGGCTAAGGAAGGTGAATAATGGCTGGTCGTAGAAGTTTGAGAAAGCTCCAGTTTTACAGGGAGGCAACAGCCGGGACAACCTCATCCGCGACATTTATTTTTCGCGGCATCGGGACGATCCTGGACAATATCCAGGTGCAACGTGTCAGTGAGGACATCGGGATTATCAGCGGCACGACCCGCACGAATGTACCCATGAAGGGTGGGACGCTGGCAATTAGCCAAACCCCCGCGACATTTGAGGGTCTCCTGCACATCCTTGAAATGAGTGTAAAAACCGTTGCCGGTTCCCAGGACGGCGCAGGGACTGACTACATCTATACCTATGCGTTCCCCACTACCGCAGGCAACGCGATCAAAACTTATTCCATCGAGGGCGGGGATGATAACGAAGTTGAGCGCATGGCGTATTGTTTCGTCAAGGACTGGACGCTATCCGGCAACGGGCGCACCGCATACCAGTTGCAGGCGAATATCCAGGGGCGCGCCCCGGCCCTGGGCGCCTTCTCAGCCGGTCTATCCCTGCTGGCTGTCAACAACATGAATTTCGGATTGACGAAAATCTATCAAGATGCGATTGGCGGCACGGTTGGAACGACGATCAAGTCCAATACGGTGCGGGGCGTCAATTTCAAGTTTGCATCAGGAATTGAGGCGAAGGATACCGCAGACGGGCGGCTCGACTTCTCTTTTGCACAGGGAACGGATTATGTAGTTACCTGTGATTTGGAATTCGAGCATGACGCAATCGCCGCCGCGCAGAAAGTTTTATGGCGCGCACAAACGCCTGTCCTACTGCAAGTCAAAGTCGAAGGTTTGACGGCATTCGCCACTCCCGGCACGACATACAGCGTCCCGACGATGAAGATCAATCTCCCCGGCTATTGGGAGAGCTTCTCGAAGATCGGGGAGGCCAACGGTAACGATATTGTGACAGGTAAGTTTGTGTCTGCGTACGATACCACAGCCGCCGCCGCTGGGTCGATCATCGTTGTAGTTGAATTGGCAACAGTTCCATAACGCGCTAATGCGCGAGAAAGTAGTTTGTAATGTCTGAGGATATACACATTAAGTTTTTGTTCGACGCGAAAACAGTAGGGAAGCGCCTGAAGTGGAAAGACATAAAAAAGGTGCAAAAATTCAGGCGCTTGAAAGCACAAGGCAACGATATTAACGACGAGTTTCTGGAACAAATCCAGATTCTATCCTGTCGCTTCATGGCTGACGAAAATAATCAGTACCTTCCGCAAGACGAAGCGTATGCAATATTTGATGAATTGAGCCGGGATGAAGCGGCGGATGCTATCAACAAATTTAGCGAAGCACTTGTGGAATCTACCATCCCAAACGCGAAAGGGGGTCAATTGAACTCTACTTCAGAAGTCGATTCCCTGACCCCGCAGACCTCCCCGGATGGTTCGACGTTGTAGTGTTGGCGTTCGCTTTGCATCAATTACCCTGGAAAATCACAGGCGAAAAACCGTCGCGCTGGCGGCGGTATGTATGGCAATTAAGGCTCACTTTATATATCAATGAATTGAATGCAAGGCAACAGCGCGAGATAGATGCAATGAGGAATCAATAAACGCCACGCTCGGCAATCATATGGCAACCTCTGCAAAGAGAAATTAGGTTTTTGAGAACGTTGGCCTCTTTATATCTTTCGATACCGAAATTTCTAAAAGGAACTTTGTGATGGACATCCAAGTGACGACCATATTCTCTTTCAGTAATGCCACAGTTCTGGCATGTGTACTTGTCGCGCTTGCGTGCGGAGCGTTTTTGCTGAAACCAGTTTCGACCATAGTTATGATCGTATTCTCCTCCGCGCCAATTCGGGTGCTTAACAGGGTCTTGTCGAATGTGGTTGTACCAGCATTTAGTAGAACAATAGCGGCTTGCCTTTTGTTTTCCTGGAACATAGTAAATCGTTTTGCATTGTTCGCAAATCTTTTCCAAAAGTGGCTTGTGAGGGCGGGTGCGTCCCTTGTTGGCTTTTCCTACGCGGCTAATAATTTCTCTAAGCCTATCTGTAAGGTGAATGGATGAATAATTTTTCTTCTTGCACTCTCTGGAACAAGTGGATGTTTCATATGATGGCCTTACCCGAAAAGGCTTTTTACATACAACGCACACTCTTGTTTCTATTTGGGAATTACGTCAGCAGGCGCGCGAACAAAAGCGAATTATCCTATCGCTGCGCCCTTGAAAATGCTTTCCACATTGTTCGCAGTGAATTTCGATTAGTGACATGGTACTCCAAACAAAATACCTCTCGCATCGCGGGCTAGCGCGACACGAAAGGTATATGGATTTTAACATGGAAACGCCTGCTAGCCCAGACGAATTGATTTACAAGGATTATATCACATGGCTGCCGAAGTAGAGATAGTGATAACGGGGAAGGACGAATTTTCGGGAGTTATGGGGGGAATAGTTGGATCATTCGGCGACTTCGGAAATATCGTCACTGGTATCAAATCGGCTCTTGACTTGGCTGCCGGTGCAATTGATGCTGTGCTTACGCCGGTTATTGCGTTTGGACAGGAAGCCATCCTTACCGCCGCACGCGTAGATGAACTTAGAGTAGTCAATCAGGTTTTAGGAGAAACTGCTGGAATTCCGGCGTTATATCTTGAAAAGATAGCGACATCAATTCGCAGTATGGGTATCGAAGCGGGAATTGCCGAAACAACAATCGCGGCGTTTATTGGTGCAGAACTCGATTTAGCGTATGCTACTGACATTGCTCGTATTGCTCAGGATGCAGCAGTTATTGCAGGACAAAATTCAAGTCAGACTCTAAAAGATATTGTATATGGTATTGAAACTCTCAACCCGCTTGTATTGCGCCATGCCGGGATTGTCGTTGATCTACAATTGGCATACAAAGAATGGGCGGATGAAAACGATAGAACAACAGAAAGCCTGACCACTGCCGAAAAGCAGCAGATAGCATTGAATGAGGTATTGGAAGCAGGCGTAGGGATTGCAGGCGCGTATGCCGCTGCAATGGAAGAGCCTGGAAAAGTATTGCGCTCATTTCCCCGATACTTCGATGACATCATGGTCGCTATTGGTGAACCATTTCAGGAGGCGTTTGGAACTGTCATTTTTGCTATTGCCGATCTTGCTAAATGGTTTGGTAAGGCTGTCTCAGAAGGCGGTACTTTGCGTCCAATCCTGGAAGATATTGGGAGAATTGCTGCAATCGCAGGTGAGGGGTTTGCAGAATTAGTTGATATTTTTATGAAACTGGTAAGCGGCGATATAGTCAAATTATATGATCTTGGTGCTGCGATGCAATCGTGGAAAGATGTAAATCCAATCTTCTATGATCTTGGAACAGCATTGAGAATTATTCAGCAGGCTCTTGATAATGGTGATACGCTCTGGGGCGCATTGATTACAGCGGCAGACAGGTTAGGTGGTTCTGGCAGTCCATTAGCTGGAGTTCTTGAGTATATTTTAGATTTAAAAGATGCTTTTGGTGAGGGTGATGTTATAGGTGTAATTGGCTTTGTTCTCGCAAGTATACCAATAGAAGATATTGCTACTTGGGTTGTTGATTTGACGGACGAGATTGACGTTAAGCTGGCGGAGGCGATAAAACTTCACGATTGGACGGCATCTGGTGATGCGTTCGGAGATGCGCTACTTGCAGCATTTGGAGCAGGTATAGAGAGCAATGAATCGGAAGCCGTTCCTGCTATTGGTCAGGCAATCAGCGACTGGTTCTTTGGTGCTATGGGATTGGCAGATTTCTTTCCTAGTTGGAAGGTTTTCTGGCAAAGAATGTTAGATCAAGTTACAAGCCAGGAAAATTGGACTGCAATCGGTATTGGCTTTGCCGATATGTGGAGCTATCTTGTATTAAGTATTCCAAATATGATTGCTAATGCTGACTGGGCAGCAATCGGTATCGGCTTTGCAGACATGTGGAGTTATGTCGTTCTTGCTTCATTAGACACTCTTGGAGAAATCGCGACAGGTTTCATGGATATGCTCACCTTTCTCTTTGTAGAAATAGTGGATTTTATTGTTGGCACTGATGATTGGCGACAAATAGGAGAAGCTATCTCTCAAGGTTGGCAAAAGGCTGTGGATTTCGATTGGTCTTGGGATGCTGACAAATGGGTACATGAGAAAATCATCGACCCTATAAAGAAATGGCTAGGCATTTCCAGTCCATCAACCGTCTTTATGGAAATTGGCGTCAACATCGTTGCGGGATTGGTGGCTGGTCTTACCGCTGCAACGGCCTGGTTGATAAATACAATTCAAAACATCGTTGCATTATTACTAGCCCCCTTCGAGCCGATATTGAACCTGCTTGGTATCGACATCAGCAGCTTGACCAATCCCACACCCATCCCGATTGGTGGTGGGACAGGCAGCGGGACTGGCAGCGGGACTGGCAGCGGAACGGGAACGGTCGTCAATCAATACTTCGCGGGCGCGACGATCAACGTCGGCTCGTGGGGAGAAATTGCTTATGACTGCATTTATCCCAACCCGTTCATCGCAGCGACCAGCGGGCAATTAGGCGGCGGCGTATGAATCTGCTTCTATTGACGTGGAACGGGATTAGCATCAACAACGGCTCGCCGTTCTATTCCGATTTCCCACCCGGCTCAAAGGTCAATATACACGGCAACGTCGTTACCGTTCCGCGCGCAGATAACTATCCCTATGTATCGGGGATCGTAGCAGATCCGCAGTCTCTTATAATCCGGGTGAGGATTGCAGCGGGACAGGATATTGACACCAATCGGGAACTACTCAAGCAGTATTTCAATTTTGAGGACGGGCAGCGTCATAATCTGATTGCGGAGAATGGAGCAAGCGGAACGCAGTGGTACGTGACCGGCTTTGTACGCGACGTCCGAAATGAGGGAACGAATAAAAATTCCTTCATGGTCTTATTCCAGATCGAGTATCCATACTGGAAACTTGTCACGGCGACCGATACCAGTTGGAGTGTAACGGCATCCGGGCAGACGCAGGCGATCACCAACGCAGGTAACCGCAAGATCGGGCCGAAGCTGACCCTGACCCCCACCAGCGCGAAAACGGGCGGGCTGAGTTATCGGCGCTGGATACCGATTTATAACAATATGGATATATCCTATATTGCGCCGCTGGACATTACTAATGGCGGGCTGGATACGGCGACACTCACCACTGCCAAGATGCAGGCAGACGGGGATGATTTCCTGGTGCTTGTGGATGGGGTCTTTGTAGATAGATGGCTTCAGGACATGGATACGGCAACGACGAAATGTTGGGTCAATCTAAACCTGGGGCCGCGCCGTGAAGGGACGACGAATACCAGCATAGCGGGCAGCGGGGCGATCACGACCATCACGCTATCAAAAACAAAAGCTAACCTGGAATTTCTACACGCGATGGCAGCGGCGGTCAACAAGGTCGTGCTGATCGATTCGGAGGCATTTACATTTACAGGCGCCAATCTGGTAACCTATCAATTGACAGGTGTAACACGTACCAAAAAAGATACGACCATCGCGGCGCACACCGCGCCGAAAACTGTACGCTGGATCGAGCATGACATCTGGATACTCTACGGGGATAGCACATTGACCGCCCCGGATGTGGACAATGATAACAAGCCGATGTGCTCACTCGCGTCCACAAACGGGGCATGGGTGCTTACTAACTATTTTCAGGCAACCGGCGCACGCACGGGCATGTGGAAAGGGGAGGTATTATCATCCCGAACAGGCCTGTCATACGTCTATACCGCGCCGGATAATACATTTGCTGACCCGTCCACATCCCTGGGGCTGGCATTGATAGGGAGTGCGGACTTCCAGGTACAGAATGAGACAGGTACGCTGGATTGGATATTCTCCCACCCCGCCACGATCACGACTGTTTTGTTTTCGGGTGATAAGTATATGAGTGGCTCGTGGCCTGCCATTGTAGGGCTTCAATATCTCCAGACAAATGCCGTATGGTTCACGGCTGACAACCAGGCCGAACCGACCGTTACTTATTCCTGGCAGAGTTTTGGCCCCACGACTGCCAACCTTGCATCTCCCTACCCCTCCGCGATCCGCTTTGTAATCGATGGCCTGCTGTCATCTGCCATCAGCGAGATGGCACTGGCTCAATTCGACACGGTAACCGTCACCTTTTCGAGTTCCAACCTGCCAACCATTGCGGTAGGGGCTGAGGCGGCGGCGTATTACTTCGATGCTACGATCACCAACAATACAAGCACGGAATATATTAAGTGCGCCGTGCCTTGCTTCCTGAATGAGACGGTGACAATTGACTGCGAAGTTAAGGATGCGTATCTCTCAGACGGCTCGCGGGTCAATGTGACGCTATCCACCGACCGCGCCGAATGGCTGGATTTATCTCCCGGCGCGAGTACCCTGCAATACGACGATGTGGGCAGCAACGCCGTTACCGTGCATGTGATTCATCGCGATAGAACCCTGTAGGATCATAGATGTTATGAAGTTTATCAATGTAAATTACTCGCACTTTTTCCATGACTTCTTGTATAGCGTTGGAAAGTTCTACAAGCCCTTCGCTAATAACCTCTACCATTTTTGGGATTTGGTTAAGAAAGAATATGAGCCGCTCGAATTTTTGTTCTGCTTTTTTGCGCCTACCAAATTGAACGCTGGCCCTGGAGCGCAAGTATCTTTTACCGTGCAATGTCTTTTTCATGGATAAATTTTAACACATGCCTAGCAATTTGAGAATATTCGACCATTTTTCCAAACCTTTGTGTTTTCTAGAAGCACCAACGACGCCACGCTCATGGCTCCTGAACAGCTTCGGCAAGGCGGAGTTTTCCGTAGGCTTGCCATATCTCAAGGACAAGTTCACGCCAAAAGAAGAAACGGTCATGCAATACGGTAACCTTGTATTCGTGGAACATATCCCGTCCAAGGACGCGGCGGGAACAGCAAACGGGAAATTACCGGACTGGACGGGTATCATCCTGCCTGATAGGAATTGGCCTGACAAGATTCTGAACGCAACCGCATACAGCGCGGAAGCGATATTAACCTTTCGCCCCATGCCGCTGACCAAGATAAGCGGCACACCAGGGAGCATGTTCAAGCAGATGCTGGACATGGCACACACGATTACAGACGATATTGTCATTCAGCCGGGAGTTATTGAGGACATCCCCGAAACGTTCGGGGATAGCCTCGCCACGTCCGCCTATGACCACATCAAAAAATTATGTGCCAATTCCGGCATGGATTGGGACGTGACCGGGCAGATAGATGGGCGCGGCAATCTGCAACTATACGCCAACCTGTACAGGCGCAAGGGCGCGGTCACGCGCCTGGAACTGACAAGAGACAATGTCGAGGGCAGCGGGCCTCTCCTGACGGAACAGGGAACACCATATAACGTCATCTACGGATATTCCCAGGCATCCACGAAAGAGAGCCGTTATTTCGCAAAGGGGGTCAATCAGGCATCAGTGGATAAATATGGGGTGCTGGCGACCAATATCGTTTTCTCCGGCATCACGGATCAAACATCCCTTACCAACGCCGCGCAGACAGCGGCGGATAACTCGCCGCCGCGCATGAAACTTCATCGCGTCGCGCTGGATATTGGCAAGACTTTTGACAGTTTGGCGGCGGGCAATACCATCACCGTGCGAGATAATACAGTTGGTTTCAAGCCCGGCGGGGGCTTCGGGTTTAGCGCAGCCGCGCGGATATTATCACTGGATTACAACGACCTGACAATAGGCAAAGCACCGCTTAATTTGGAGATCATCTAATGGCAATCGTGAATGAGAGCGGCGGCGGCGGTTCTTCCACAGATACGGGCGTCTGCGCCATCTCGCCATCTGATTTAGTCGGTTACACGGGCAACGCCCTTAACCGTATCAAGGACTTGGAACAGAGGGTCGCGGAATTGGAAGCGGCGATTGTCCAGGTGAACCAACTCTCGGATTTGTCCCAGCAGGTCGGCTGGGTGGGCAACGTCATCTATATGGGAGTAGAGGGCTGGACACAGACCGAATACGGGACGCTGATACCGCCTCCCGGCGTGAGTTTCTCGTCGCTCGGCTTCACGCTCTCAGACGGCAATACCTACCCGTTCGTCGTGATGGACGAAAACGGCGTGTTGCAATATGGATTTACCAATACCGGGGAACTGGCCGGGGCAATGGGAACCGCAGTAGCAAAAGATACACTGGTTTTATCGGCTGCATCCCAGACCCTGAATTCATTCAACCAGGCGATTAGCTGGAGCGCAATTCAATTCCAATCCGGGACTTCGATGAGTTGGACTTCCGGCAGCACGGTCACACTGGCCGTACCAGGAACTTATGCAATTACTTATAGAACAGAAGCTACAACAGCATGGAACACGCCACCAACCGCCACAAATGATCTATACATGCACTTTGCCACACAATTGGATAGTGGCGGTGTCAGTAATCCGCGCTTTCATTTTGTCAGATCAGGCACAGATTTCTTGCCTGAATTCAGGACGATCATTATCCATAAAACAGCAAGTCATACGACATCACTGACAGTTAATTTTAGAAATGCCGACGGCTCGGTTGACCTGACAAGCTCGCTTGCAATCGTGCGGCTGGATACCAGATAACCCACCCGTTTAGAAAACTCATGGAGAACTTATGCCATATAGAAACTTAGCTAGAGAATACTCAACTACCACAGGCACAAGCGACTGTGTCCTTACCGGCGCGGTTCCCGGCTGCAATACCTGGGAACTGGCTGGGATCACAAACGGCGAAGTCGTGCGCTTTGGGATCATCACCTACTCGACAACATCCAACCGCCCGACACACTCCGAGATAAGTTTGGGGGCATATAACACTGCAACAAATACAGTGGCACGCACAACGGTAGAATCATCAACAAATGCCGGGGCAAAGATTGTATTGACGGGATTATCCGAAGTTTACATTTGTCCTAGCAGAAAGGACTTGCCGGTCTTTGCAGCCTATTACGGATCGACATTGGTGGTCAATGATACAGTGGATAATGCGCTGCTGGATGTAGATACCGAGTGGACAGACGAACACGGCCTAGCAACGCTGGCAAGCGACGTAATCACGATTAATTATCCATGCTGGGCGAGTATCTCCATGCACGTCACATTCGACGCGGCGTCGGCTTTCAATGGTTATGTCCATGTCGAGTGCAACCAATACGGGCAGGGAACCCGCAAAGGATACACGACCGCGATGGGCATCCTGGCAGATACAATTTTTCTTGGCCCGTTCCTGTTCAACGTTACAACAACGCAGGCGGTTAGTTTTCAATTCGACAACCACTTGGGCGCGAACGCGAACACGATTATCAATGACGTGCAGATAGAGGCGTGGCTGAAATGATCGGCTTTGACGGGATCGGCTTCCACGCCATAGGCGAGATGATTACCAATCTCTCCGCGCCGCTCACCTTTGAGCCGGTATCCCGCATCGTGGCCGGGGGCTGGTCCAACGGCAGACCGGCGGAAGTGGCGGTGCTGGGCGCTGAGTTGCTTTGGGATAATGATGATTTTATCGTCTATGACAGCGGCGATCATATCAACTGGTCATAGGAGATTACATGACAAACAGATATATAAGCACCAACACAACCACAGGCGCGCCCTCAGGCGAAAAGACAACGCTGGTTGGAACGGAAGTATTCCCTATTTCGGGCAACCAAGTCGCGCTCGTGTCCTCCATCGCCACCTATACTCGCACCGTTGCGGGATGCTATGCAATCCCGGCGGGCTTCGCCTCCGTCAATCCTGCTGATGCAACGACTTATTACTTCGGCGCGTTCCCGCATGTAGCGCTTGGGACAACCGCAGCCATACAGCGGCTTTACGTCATGCGCGCCGGGACGGTAGTCGCCGCTGATGTTTTTTTGGTTGCCACGACCGGGACGAGTGAGACAAGCACAATCTCATTCCGCCTGAATAATACGACCGATACAACCATCTCAAGCGCCGTGGCTTTGAACGCGTCGCCGTTCCACGTGCAAAACACGGCGCTCTCTATTGCGGTAGTGGCCGGGGATTATTTCGAGATCAAGTGGGTAACGCCGACCTGGGTGACAGATCCGACGAACGTGCTGGGCTGGGTGCAGGTGTTTGTAAGATAGCACTCCCCCATAAAAACAACACTCCCGCTTCGACTTGGGAAATGGAAGCGGGGGTTGCAGAAACTAGCAAAGGGCGACGCTGGCGGCGATTTCTCTTTTAGTTTCCTGTCGGGCAGGGTTTCTCTGCTGTATTCGGGTGGCGGCGGTCTAAAGGAAGAGGCCACTACCTCCTAAAGTGTAGCACTTTCGGCTACGCGTGTCAATCTAATTCAATAGGCATCGAATTAGATTTAGGGGCGATAATCAATGTATTTCGTGCTTTTCTTGCAGTTACAAGAAAGACAAAGCGGCTGGGCGTTCTCAATAGTATTCCTACCCCCCATACTCAAGGGGAGTACGTGGTCAAGAGTTATTTCGACTTCAGGAGATCGTCTGCCACAACACAGACAGGTATTGTTATATTTTTCTTTCAGATCCTCCCATTCCTGATATATGATTTTCCCATTGTTGCCGTTGGCGCGAGCGCGGTAAGAATGGGAAAATATTGTCTGAATACGCGGAAATAACCCTACCACCCTCTTTTTTGGAAGATAACTGGCGTCTAGATAAACGGGAGGCGGTTTTGTTGTTTTTGTTTTAGGTGGTTTAGAAATACGCGCATCTCGTCCGCTGTAAACGCATGACCCTGGGTATCTACCTGGCTTGGGTTCTCTTTTGAATTCCGATAATTTATGCTCTACCCCGCACCTTGGACAAAAGCGTGTTAAAATCTCTTCCATCGAAGCACCTCCGTTGTGCTGAGATCACGCTCCCGGTGTTCCATCACGCGGGAGCACATTCGTTCTGATTATAACACAAAGCCCCCTAAGTGGGGGCTATTGGAGCCCAACGGACTTGCGTTAGCGGCGGCGGGTTGTTCCACGCATTACTGAATGCAGTTCACCATTTTCAGAAACACCAACATTTTCGCGGACGTCATCAGTCGTCCGCTGCACGCCGTGTTGGGCGGCGCACACAGGGCAACTTTCTGGATATTCGTGACGGCTACAAACAATATGCCTACATATTTTGTAAGTTGCAAAACTATAACATGCTTTTCCGCAAGCATCACAAATTTTCATGCTTCCTCACTTCCTGGCGGAGCGTCCGCCCAACGGGGCGCGTGAGCCGCCACTAATTACCAATTGGACAAAGTGCATTATGACCACCAACAGCGTGACCGCACTTAGGACAAACAGTCGGCTCCACGCCGTGTTGGGCGGTTTGCTTTGATGGCAGCAAAACAATTGGAAGATCATTACTTCTTTGCTCGGTCACAGAGCCATCCCTGTGAATTACTACTTGTTTTTTCTCGTCTGACATTTTATTTTCCTTTCAAAGTCGGGTAGTCCGCCCAACGGACTTGGGTTAGACGCTTGGCGTTTCACGCGCAAGCGATTCATTGAGCAATGCAATATCTTCGGCGGAGACACCGCAGAACGGGCAACCAGTAGCCAAGTCGCCTGCACGCATTTGTTGGGCGGCGATATAGTTTGGGGAATGATTACAATCGCAGATACCGCCGTCAATTTTACGATGACATCCCCCACTATCATGCTCGTCTATCGAATGTTTGCAATATTGACAATTCATTTCAAAATCTTTCTGTTGAGCTAGTCCGCCCAACGGTTTGCGTTAGTGGCTTTGGCGGCGATATAGAGCCACAAAAAATTTGCCACACAGTAGCCAAAGTCCACTGCACGCGATGTTCGGCTGGCAAGCCGTCCCTGTGCAAGCCCGTGTTAGCCCGCTACTCGGAATGGAATTTCAACTTATCGAACCACCGAGACGGCTCGAAGCGACCAACGATTTTCTTAGCCTTCTCGATTACGCCAGGCGCAGGATCATCATCCAAGAACCAGAGTGTGTATTCCCACGGATCACCCTTCTTTGCCTTATGGACTTCGACCTGACCTGCGCCGAACTCATTAGCAAGAGCCTGATTCGCTTTTGTATAGTTCATAACCTATCCTTTCAAGAGCGGGCTACTTTGCAGTCGGCGGTAGGGTGATAATGCAATGGTTCGCCGCAGTTTGGACAAGTCGGCTCCACGCTTTTGTTAGCTGGTTGCATTTCAGGCAAACCAAGCCCCATGAGTTTGATACACGGCAGGCAAAGTTCATTCCATGCCGAATAATGAGTTGGATACACCTTTACTTTTTTACCACAACGATCACATTTTTCCATGATTACCTTCTTTCTTGAAGAGCCAGCTAACGATTAGTTGCTCGGCGGGTCATCGAACACAATACGACCTTTTGCAATCACTTTTGGTTGCAGGTTGAAAACTTCGGGAATCTCCGCCGAGTCAACTGCACCCGTAGTTGGGCGGCTCAATCTCCAAACCTCCAACGCCAAGTCTCCAGCAATTTGATGATATTTACGGACAAGAGTTGCAATTTCTTCGCGCAACTCATTATAGTTAGGATTGTCACAGCAGAATTCCGCAACAGTGTCGATCTCTTTTTCTAAATCAACGTTCATTTCTACTCCTTACAGCGCACTGTCCAATGGTCTTGCATTACTGGCTGGCGATTTATACATCCAACCACGCTCGGCAAGACCACACAAATTCACCAATACGATAATTAGCCCACGCCCAAAGCCCACGCTTTGTTGGGCGGAATTTACGGCATTTGCAGGTTTGACGCACGCAAGCACCATCATAAGTATCATCAGACAAGTGCGTACCATGAAACCTTTGGGGGTGATTGCATTCACAAAAACTTTCTTTCACGTTTACCTTGCAGGGCTTCCGCCCAAGGCTTGCGTTAGCGGCTGGTTGCGGGATTGCAAACCGAACAGTTGATAGCGATACCATCGGCGCGGATGATACCTTTATCGCCACACGCCCAGCAACCAGTCGGCTGTGCAAGCGGTTGTTGGGCGGCTTGTCTATCTAGCCAACTTGCAAAATCAAACCTTGCAAAATGATCGTTTACCTTAATTTTTCTTCCTGCTAGTCTCAATTCTTCCTCGTAATCATTCATGAGTTTTAGATACATATTTTACCTTTCCTAACTAAGTCCGCACCAACGGTTTGCGTTAGTTGCGGCGGGTTGCCGCACCACATTTACAACCGAAGTTCTCTAATTGGTAGGCGTTGCATGTACAGCCGGGAGCCTTCCCGCCGTCAACTGCACGCATTGTTAGACCGCTTCATGGTAGCCACCAACACGGACAAATTTGGCGAAGCTGTAATACAACCAAAACCAAACCTATGACTCCAGCCAGCCATACTGTGATAAATATTAGTTCTCGTTTCTTGTTCATTGATTTTCCTTGCCCGAAAGAGCGGGCTAACGGTTTGCGTTAGCGGTTGGCGGGATTTCTCAAAATCCATTCGGGCAACGCAATACCGGGTAATAATTCATCCGCCAATCCGCTGCACGCCGTGTTGGGCGGCACATGGGACGCGCAGTACGCACGATAAAAACCATCTTTACGGATCGAGCCGCCATTTTTCAAAACAATCTTTTCGGTGGCTTTGGTTGTTTTGGCAGTTGCCAAATGGCGACCACACGAAAAACAGTATTGAGAGTGCATGATCTTACACACGATAGTATCACCTAAAATTTTCACTGTTTGCTCCTTCTGGCTATAAGGTAGCCGCCGAACGGCTTGCGTTAGGCGCATGGGTGGCTATGACTGTCCGATTTTGACCGCCGCCCACCCATGTCGCCTGCACGCATTTGTTAGCCCGCTTCATGACCTCTGAAACTTCCTGCCACACTTCGGACATACTTTCTCGACTTTGTTGCCAGTTTTCCTGACAACAAGTTTCACGCCGAACCCACAAAAAATACATCTTGTTTTACGTAGTTCACGAAAAATCTTGGTACTGCTTCCGTGCGGTCTGACAATACTCATAATTACATCCTTTGCAAAGTGCCAGCTAACGGCTTGCGTTAGCGGCGGGGCTGACCGCACGCAAGACAATAATTTGTGCCATTCGCCACCGTGAAGGATAACCCTTCTTTGCACGCACAGTAAGCCCCGTCCGACTGCACGCATGTGTTAGGTGGCTGGAATATGACAATGCACATCACGGCGGCGGCAATCATCCCACCCGCCACAAACATTCTGACCCTGACCAATGCGGCCGCGAGCACACTGGCGCTCAACATCACAGCAGCCAACGGCTGGGGTAAACCATGTTTGGCTCCGACAAAGATGGGACGACCACGCAAAAAGCGAACCGTGCCTTTCATGCAAAAGTCGTGCCACCAATTAGTATTAGTGCGGGCAGGAAGTAGACAGACAACCGTTGCTCCTCGCAGGCTTTCCGTGTAAGCCTTTTTGACCCACACAGATTGCCGACCAAATGGCGGGTTCATCCAACACGCATGCCACTGTGACCAATCTTGCAAAAGACCATTCTCCTCAATGGTATATCTTAGTGAACACTTCTTGTTATGCTCGGAAGCACAAACATCAATCACGATGTCAAATTCAGCCTCCAACGGTTTGAAGATACTATCGGGAGTTTCCCAATCTTCTCTTGCGTGTGCAAACTTCGTATCAAATTTAGCCATAAGCCACCTAACGGTGTGCTTTACCTGCGCTTGGTGGGCTTGGATAAGGTTTGAGATGTGGATAAAACTTTCGGCTTGGAAACTGCTTTTTTAGGCGCAGACTCCCAAGCGTCAGGTGCAGGCTTTGTTCGGCGGCGTTATCATCTTCGTTTTCTTCTTCCAGGCGGCAAACTTCGCACAACTCAAATTCACCGCTTGGGCTTAGATTTGCTGGCAAACAACTACATTCATAAATACCCATTTATTTCTCACTTCTCGGCTGGCAAGGTAGCCGCCGAACGGTTCGCTTTAGTGGCTTGGCGGTTCGTAACCTTCGCAAAAAGACACACCGTACCGCCAAGTCCACTGCAAGCGTTTGTTAGACCCCGCCCCACATATTGCGAATATCATCAGGGGAGAGACCACTGGACAAAAGAGAAGCAATCATTTGTTTACTCTCTTGTTCATTGCGATACTCTGGGGTCATTTGGTGCATGACCAAGAGACCAGCCACAACATCATCGCGCTCATCGTGGCTTGACTTGCCCATCATGCGGGCAACTGCGCCGAATAAACCAGCCATTGCCATATTGTTTGGGTCATCAGAATCAATCCGCAGACCTGTTTCGCGTTCCATTCGTTCAATCAAATCACTTGCTGCGCTCATGTTTTTTCTCCTTTTGGGTGATACCCTGCCAGCAAGACAGGGGTCTAACTAGGGTATGAGCGGAGTGTACATCGTCGCACTCATTTTCAAAAATCCAGCTTGATGTACCTTTTCCGCTTTTTGTTTATTACAACATCAGGCACGACTTTCTCAAGTGCCTTTTCCAGGGCGATTTTTACCGCATCAGTCCTGCTCATTTTGTAGATCGCATCCTCATTCAATTTATCTGCAAGTGCTTCGATGCAAGGCAGGTAGTCCGTGAGATCAGGTCGGTATTTCATCTTCGTTTTCCAGCGCGTCGTGATCCTGGACGCATTCCCACTCGCGGGTGAGTGGGTTGTACTCCATCTCGTGATCGCATATCCGGCAGACGGGATCGCCGTCCGGGGATTCGGAGGGAGGGTCGAAGGTGAGGCGGGTCATGCTGGCTCCTGGGCGAGAAGGGCGCGGGCTTCTTCAGGTAATTCCACGAACATCACACCAATTGAGGTTATGTGTTTTCCGGTCCCGTTACAGACGCGGCACTCAATCATATCATCCGAAAAAACGCCTTTGCCATTACAGTAATCACAATCGCTGAAGTTGTCAGAAAATTTACTGACAAACTCCCTCAGTTTCGCATTCTCCGCTTCCAGCGCCGCGATAGTTTGTGTTTGACTACCATGCAATTCTTCGAATTTGTTCATGTGCGTTTTCCTTTTCTATACCAGGATTATAAAGCAGGAACATTGAATTTGTCAAGGGCGTTTACTAAACTGGTTTATAAAGAAGTTACAAAAATGACAGTAAATTTACTTGACAACACAATCAAGGCGTAGTAATATCAGGACATGGAAAAAAAATACCCCACCCCCCACTCCCGCCGCGTGCTGGGAAATGAATATGAACAGACCCGCCGCGAATATGCAAAGCGGGCGCGCAGCCTGCTAAAGAAAGGTTACTCGCTGAGACGGGCCGCGGCGATCATCGGGGTTAGCCACCAAACAATTAATTTATGGATGAATATATACTATCCATCAGATAAGGAGGCGGAAGGGGAAGCGTAACCAAAACACATCGCCAGCGTCATGTTGGTGATAGAATAGAAAAAGCCCGTCACGTGAATGACGGGCAGGCAACTGAGCAATCATCCTTCTCCGGGATTAGGCTCTTCTCCATCTTACCACAACTCGTGGAAAATGGGAAAGGGCGGAAAGGCAAGAATGTATCATCCCTACAAATCCAAAACAATCGAACGTATCTCCCTCGCGCAGGTTCCTGTACGCGAGATCACGCCGCAGGAGCAGCTTGACATTCTCGACAGAGAGATCAAGACGCTCCGCGGCTGGATAACTGTTTATCTCAAGGCGGGGCAGGCCAAAGAAGCTGCCACTCATCAGGCGACACTCGCCCGCTTCGAGATGGAGCGCGAGCAGATCAAGGCGCACATTTACGCAGACCCCCAGCGTGCCAAACTTGAAAAACGCCTCCCGTTTTTTGACGCTATCCTGGCAAACGACACAGAGGGAATGCGCCGATTGCTGAAAGCGGTGCGATCATGACCGACAACGATTATTTCGAGTTGATATTCCTGGAACTCTACGCACATGCCGCATTTGAAGCGGACGACTGCGACGAGAACCTGAGCGAATGGGCGCACCTATCCCGCACATTGAGTCGGGAGCGAGCCGAGCGAGCCGCCGCACGAGCGCCGCAACCGCCTCCCGTCTTTGGATCGGCGGAGTGGTTCGCAAGTGTGCCTGAAATTGAACCCTAATCACAGAAAGAAAGGAATAAACATCATGCAAAATGCAATCGTAAAAAATCCAGTTACCGAATACCTCCGCCAGCCTGACAACTTCCAGGATTTTGTCAACCTGCTTGGAAAAGATGCCGCGCCTTATGTGCAAAGCGTAATCATTGCCGCGTCCTCCACAGAGGACTTGATGCAATGCACGCCGCAGAGCATTCATAGAGCCGCCTTGCGCGCCGCGTCTCTCGGTTTATCCTGTGACCCCGCCGTAAAACAGGCATGGCTTATCCCTCGCAATCGAAACATTGCCCCGAAAGGGCAGACCCCGAAGTGGATCAAGGAAGCGCAATTTCAGCCTCATTATTTTGGGGTTTACTTCCTCGCTATGCGAACGAACAAGTACTGGATCATCAACGTTGCGCCGATCTATGAAGGCCAGCAGGTGTTTGAAAACCCATTGACCGGACTGCACGCGGTACAGGAGGAAAATGGATTTATGGGTCAGCCGCAATCCTATAACGCCGCATATTCCCGCAATGTCACTGTGCGACGCGACCAGGGCAAGAAAGTAATAGGCTGGCTTGGCTACTACAAGACCACGAAGGGGTTTGAGAAGTCCGTCTATATGTCCTGCGTCGAGATCGAAGAACACGCCATGAACTATGTCAAAGACTATTTAGACGACGACGGGAAGATAAAAAACCCAAACTGGAAAGACCCAAAGAAGCGCCCCACGATGGAAATGAAAACCGTCCTGCGTGCGCTTTTGAATTGGGCGGATAAGAGCGGCATCGAACACTCTCCGCAACTCAGGGAAGCATTGAGGGCAGATGAGCCGATTGACGTGGAGGCAGAGGATATTCCGGTGACGCAAGACCTGTCTGCACAGGCAGAGCCGGAGGACATCACTGGCGATTTGGATAAAGATTTTCCACCCGAAACCGACTTGCACCCCATGACCTACGACGAAGCGAAGCAGGTTGTCGTCAAAGTCAAAGGCGGCAAAGAGAAGTTTATGGGCGAGTTGACCAAAGAGCAACTCGATTATGTGATTGAAAAATCCATCCTGAACGAGAAAGTCGAAGCCGCCAGGATTGTGCTTGCCCATGATTTCCAGATGGAAGCCGTGAGCGCAGAACCGGAAAGCCCAAAACTTTTATAACCCTATCATCCCCCAGCGCGGTTTCTTGGCTCGCCGCGCTGGGGTGGGCAAACATGAAAGAAGGACATGATGGAAGAACAACATATTTATCACCACTCAGATAATGACGGCGCACGTATCAATGTAAAAGTTGAAAAGAATACAAAGGGTTTCAACTATGAAGCAACTATCACAGGCGCGAAAACTGTTGATGAAGCAATCGCGCTTTTGAAAGAAGCCCAGGCGAAACTTCAAGCCGAGTATGGCGGTGAAGCGGGCAACACGCCGTGAGCCTTCGCACTACCTAAGCCACTCCGCGTACCACCGGCGCGAACATGAAAGAAGGATGACATGTATTGGATGAATATTGATACAGGAAAAGTAACAGCAAGGGATTTTGACGATCCGCCATTTGGTAATTTATGGATAGAGATCACCGAAGAAGAGTATGGCGATCTTGTTCATCCCTTGGGAACTGGGCAGCAATATTCTATCTACACCCAAGAGTTTGACGACTTCTCCGACGCAGACCCCGGACTTTAGCCACAAGCGTGACCGGCGGCATGCTGGCAAATCTAATCTGATTAGATTACACAGATGATTGCAACCGCCGGCTGGCCGCCGCCCCCACCGACCAGTATGAACCACTACATAACCCTGCTGGCGGTTCCACCAGCAACAGCCCCGGAGCGGCGGGGCAAAACATAAGGTATTACGGGCTGGTCGAAAGGGTGCTTGGGCTGTATAGCCGTTAGCAATTCTCGATAAGTATGCCGAAGTTGCAGAACATCCAGAGACAAACAAGCCCCTACCAGCCCGCTACCACCCCTGCCGTGTGAGTTGTCTCTTATCGCTACCGACGACAACGTAATTCTAGCGAGCGGCAAGGGGAGCATAGGTCACCGAGCAAGCGGGTCTTGCAGTCTCTTGAAAACAGGCGTTTGGCTTAGTCGAGTGGGCGTGACTTGCTACATGAGAAAGGATTGACCAATGTTGGCATATATCGACCAAACACTCAAAACGCGAATGGAGAGCATTCGCATCAGCCCGCCCCGCGCCTTCTGGTGCATGGAGCACGGCTGGCGGAACAGGCACGGCGTAGACCGTGATGGCCACGGCGGGTACATCTGTATCGTTTGCAAACAGCCGATCACGAAGATCGTGGAACTCGCCGCCGCGCTGGAACAGGAGAGCACATGAGCAAGAACCCACTACTTCAAACCCTTATTTCGATGACAGGGCAAGATAATGTTATTACGGTTCACCGCCCGTTTGTCGAGTTCACAGGATCACTTGAGGCGGCAATGATGCTATCTCAATTGCTCTACTGGACATCAAGATCAACAATGGGCGGGTGGATAGCAAAGTCAGATAAGGACTGGAAAAAGGAACTTTGTCTTACCAGATACGGGCATCGAAAAGCAACCGAGACACTTGTATTGATGGGTGTGGCTGAAACACAAATAAAGAAATTCAACGGCGCACCAACCACTCATTACCTAATCCTTTGGGAAACTCTAGAAAACGAGTGGATTAGCTGGCTCCGTTCGTCTGAAAACGAACGAACGGAAAGTGCGAAAACGGACGATGGAACGTCCGAATCCGAACTTTCCTTAACAGAGACTACAGCAGAGACTACTTCAAAGATTGAGGAGGAGGACGTAACTCAAGACATTTTCAAAGTTTACCAACGCGAGATTGGTGTATTGACTAAAGTATCTGCTGACTTCTTGGAAGATGCTGAAAAGACTTACGGCCCCAAATGGGTCTGTGATGCCATTACAGAAGCCGTGAAAAACAACGTCCGGAACTGGAAGTACATCGAGGCGATTTTGAAACGCTGGAAGGCGCAAGGCAACCAAGAAGCGATGAATAAAAACGGTAAATGGAAATCCAGCAAGCCTGACCTCACCGAAATCATGCGCGAATATGCAGAGGAACATGGATATGGCAACGCATTTTGAGATAACAGAAGTCGTAAACTTAATCAAGCGTCTCCCAAACTCCCCTATTACAGACAAGATCGGACTTGACGAAACGGTACGCCTGTTCCTGGCGGTGCTGGGTGATCTACCTGCTGAAACTATAAAGACGGCGACCATCCAATACTTGAGCGAGGGCAACCCCTTCTTCCCCACTCCTGGCGCAATCCGCGATAAGGCGATGGAACTGCAAATGCTGGCTCTTGGAATCCCGACGCCTGCGGAGGCATGGGGAATGGTGCTCACGGCGCGGCAATATGTGGAGCCTGTATTTTGTGCCGAGGGCTGGAGGTCACGATCAACCGGGGATAAGGCGAATGAAGAATACTGGAAGGTGGTCAAGGAATCACGCAAGCATGATGACGAATGTACGTCCTGTCGTCCTGGTGGCTTTCAGGAAATTTACGGGCATAATGCCGTCGCTGAAACTGTGCGTCTGCTGGGGGGGCGTGACATCATTCTGACCGACAACCCCGTAGCAGACCGAGCGCGCTTTATTGAAGCATACCGCGAAGTAGTCGCCCGCGAGCGCATGAAGATGGCGATGACGCCGCGAGTATCACAGTTTATTGAACAGTCTCAACACCTGCTGGAAGATGACCAGCGCGCAGCGCTTGATACCGGCGAGAGTGCAGAACTCAGCAAGCAAATGAAACGGCTTACAGCCAGATTGGAAAAATGAAATGGCAACGATACACACGACGATGGATTTACCGCACGGCTGGCACAGATGGTTTCTGGTTCACGACGAAGCGGAAGCCGCGCAGATAGCGCAAGGCAAGACCGGATGCTACCTGTTCCAGTCGCAGATCATCAAGGCGCTGTACCTTTTAGTGCCAGAAAGTAAGGATTGACATGCCTCCCGCAAAACAAAAACGAAGTACAGTCCACAAGTGCTTCCATGCGGACTACATAAATGGGAAGTGTCTCAGATGCCGCAACAATCGCCGCTGGAAGGAATACAAAGAAAATGTCTACCCTATTTTCACGAAGAAGATCGGCGGCGTTCGTCAGGCCGGTTTTGTGCGTGACGGGCGCACGTTCCGAGAAAGGAGTTTGGCATGAACATAGCCCGATATGAAACAATGCTGCACAAGGAAGCGGATGCCGCTCATGAAGCCGCGCAGAAAAGCGGGCTGGCGACTGACTACATTGTCGCCGCGCAGTTGTACGAGAAATGCGGCGACTTCGGTATGGCTAGAGTCTGCCGCGAGGCGGCGGAAAGACTGCTGCGTGGCAAATGATATACCCGTATTACTGGCGCGTGCATACCCGCCTGCCTGAGCGTTTCGGGGAGCGTTGCAGGGTGATTGTGTTTGGGCGGCGCATGAATTCGGCGCTGGTGGAATTCGAGAGCGATAAATACCGGGTCGTGACGAGCCGGAACTACTACCGGAAGGTGAAGCCATGACCACCCCCTTTCCCGCCACTGAGACGCGCAAGCATAAGTCGCTCCTAATGACGATGTTTCTGCTTGACTTCGAGAAGGTGACAGGCCAGCGCGTGACGGTTGAACTCATACGTAGTCCTGAATGGAAAGCGATGCGGGATACGTTTGTAAATATATTCCTGCCTTTGTTGCAGGAGAAAGGAAGGCTGACAAAATGATCTACATTGCCGCACTTGTTTTAGGTGTGCTGTTCGTGTGGTTCCTGCTGCTTGCGGCTGGGCTGGGCGCGATGGCAGACCACGCCCGCGAAGAAAAGGAGCGTGAGCCGTGATTGCGTTCATTCTCGCCGCTTGTTTTCTTGCCGCCGCTGTTGTTTGGGCGGCCTATTGTGTCGCCACGGCGCCACGGCGACGTATCAGTCAATTACATAGAAAGGAATTGAAATGATAGACCCCGTTTTGATTTGTGTCGCGGCATACGTGCTGCTGTTCGCGTTCATCGTCCTGCTTCGGTGGGACGCGGGAAGGCACAAATGAGCATATTCCGGCACATTGTGGGAATAACTTGTGAGTTGCTGACCCTGGACGATCCGTACGACAAGCGCGAGCGCGTGACCCCTGCGGTGACAGACACACGCAAAGCTAAGACCGGCAAAGGGGCTGCAAACATAACCGGCAAGCGTCCAAACAGCAAAGCATACACGGTTTTGGAAGTCACGGCCAATAACTACGCAGAGGCCGCGAAGTTTTCCGAAGGCGTGACCATCGAAGGAAACGCATCCATTGCCATTGTCCATACCGGGCGCAACAAGTGGGAGATACGTGTCGAGGAATGGGACACGGATTTTACGAAATGACCACCTGCCCCCGCTGCGGCGGGCTGATGAAGGAGCCACGCGGGGATTGACAGGGGGAATTTGATTTGATAAAATAAATAAAAAAGAAAGGCAGAAACTATGGACTTAAAAAATCCTTTGACGCAATGGGAGGCCGCCCGCGTCAAGACTGAGTTCGAAGAGAAATTCGGCAAGAAACTGAAATACCGTGTGCTGGTGGGATATTCTCCCGTCCAGATCGGGGCGCGGTTCGGTGTGAAAGCCGAAGATATCGCGAAGATGGCTGGCAGGAATAACGGAAAGGAAATGACATGAAAGATATGACGATGGCAAAATGGATTGGGTTGGCGCTAAAAATAGTTCTTGCTGTTATGGTGGCTGCGCTTTTAGGATCAGAAACGATGAATTTCGCCAACTTCATCACCCCTCCTGACAAGTGGTATATCGCCTATACGATTTTCGGTCTGACTATGGGCGCATTTGCTGTATACCTATACTTGCTTTTGAAGGACGCGGAAACCTCCTTGCAAAAGACGGTTGCTTTGATTATGACCGGCGTTGGATTGATCGGAGAATTGGCAACAGCAGGTTTTGGGATGCAAATCGAAGGCTGGAAGAAGATGGGCTGGGCGCTTACCCCTGCTGATTATGACTTCATGATTTTGGCAATCCGAATTATTATGCTTGTACACGGTCTTGCTCTCCTGCTGTACTGGTTTGGTGACCGAATATTTGAAATCATTGAAGAGGCATCAGGCAAGGATATAAATAAGGATGGCAGGATTGGCAAGAACAAAGGTTCTAATCAGCGTCCCGCATACACACAGACCGACCAACAGCCGCAGCACACACTCGACGAGTTCCTGGCCGGCGCCGGAATGACCAGACAGCAGGCCCAGGCGCAGTTCAAGGATCGGGACGCGTTCATGAGAGTTGCTAGCGGGAAATTCGACTACATTAGCGGCGGGAACATGCGCCGCATGTATGGCGAGCTCATGAACGGACAAAACGCGGACCCTACCCGCGCCGCCCGTTAGCTGAGGCGGCGGAAGAGGAATATCCAGTAGTTTCGAATATACTGGCGGAAGAAGCCGAAGAAGCCTACAAAACTACTGGTGAAGAATATACTGGCGATGCTGAAAATCTACCGAGCATTGAGTTCTATTACGGAAAGGTGAAACAAAATGGACGATGGATTAAGACCGGAAAAATCTACTGGATATACACTACCTACGCCAATGGGCAAAGAAAGCGCGTTAGCCCCAGTAGAATCTACCGCAGAGAGAAGCGGATCACTAGTATTGATAGATGCCCCTATGAAGGACGAATCCTTGATTTCTACCGCCGAAGTCTCAGCTTCAAAAATACTGGCGGTGCAAGTGATGATGGGAGATTTCAGGGCATTGAAGGCAGAACTACCGGCAAGTCGACAAGCAAGCGGTAACGGAAAAATATACTGGAGCGCAGAACTACCTGGGCATACTCTCTCTATCATGGATGGAATTCTACTGGTGGACAATGAACCCGCCAGTATATTGATTGAAAAACTACTGGCGGAAGAGTGATTCAAGCCCGTATTTTTATACTGGTGCTTGTACTGGCGAGTCTTGCCTGCGGGCAGATCGTGACAACACCTATTCCCACTGCTGTAATCGCGATTACTCAGACGCTTACCGTGGCCCCCTCCCCTATCCCCTCCCCCACTGTGACTCTCTCCCCGGACATGGCGCAGATCGTTGCCCCTACTGTAAATGTCAGACAAACTCCTGACGGTACGGTGATCGGGACGCTCAAGGCCGGGGATGCGGTGACGGTACTGGGATGTGGAACTGACCCGGAAGCAGATGATTACAGATGGTGTTCCATTGCAGAACCATCCGGGTATGTGTGGCAGGGCTGTTTGAGTATCAATGACGGGCTTGGGTGCGAGGCGAAATAATGGAAATACTAATCGGCATTTTGATTGGTTTGGTGATTGGCTACGTTATCGGGCATAGACACGGAACTTATCACGGAATAGGGCAAGTAGACAAAATATTACGAATACCGCCCGGCAGCGAAATTACATCTGCAGAATACAGGCAGCGCAAATGACCCGATATTGGATAGTTAATTATCCTTTGTGAACAAATGTTCAGTAATGAAATTGTAATGTTGCCTTTGCAGGACGATCACGTCTAGATTAAGCGGGGCGGAACCATCCGTCATTGGAGCACGATATGGGCGAAGCACAACTGACACAGAGCCAGGAGAACTGGCTGCGACAAATCGACACGACGTATCGGCGTGAATTTTTCCGAAGGATAATGATTAACGCCAGGCCAGAGAATCAGGCTATGGTTATTCCAGAGGGGGTGGAGTGGTACAGGAACTTGAATTTTATCGAGCAGAAAGTAGCCGAGCATGATACGCGGCTGAATAAACTTTTTGGCGCTCTGAAAAGAAGCGCCGGTCAACTGTCAAAACTACTGGAATAGTGTATAATGTTCTTTGGTAGTTCGGGCGCATCGAGGGCGTCCCGCCACTAAGACGTAGTGCAGGGAATCGTGTTGGCCGAGCGAATATATAAGTCGGCGTCGTCATTGCACAGATGAGCGACCTGGACGCCCGAACGCTAATTGAATATCGTTTGCCACGCGAATAAAATCCCCTGGTAGACGCAAAGCGACCTCTCACGTAAGTGACACGTCGCAGAGACTCAACCGAGTCTTTGCGACGTGTTTTTTTTGTTTATCAACATAAATAAGGAGATTGTAAACATGAAACTTAGTCTGACTCTGATTGCCCTTGCGGTTGGTTTGGCATACGGGATCATCGTGCAATACTTCCCGGACTTCCCGGTCTCACAAGAGGTCTTACTTGCCTTTGTGGTCTACGTCCTGGTGAAGCTGGGCATCGAGATCGTCGAGCCTTTCGTTCGCGATGGGCTTGTTAAGGTTGGCTTACGCGGCTTCAAATAACCCCCGTCCCGTGCCTGCGCCGCTGGCTCGATCTATTCTCCGGGGCGGCGCGGCGGGACAGTTATTACCCTATGCCATGACAGAAACCGAAGGTTCAAATCTGATGCGTAGCGGGATCATGAACCGAGTGGGTAGCTTCCACTGGCTTGTATTGTGGGGCGGCCGACGTGCCGCCCGCGCTGGAGGCGGGTTGATCGCCGTCGAAGGTTGGAGGAGTAACGCGACCTCCTGGCATATATGTAGTGTCAACGTCCCGGCCAACACTCACTCCATGCCTGATACAGGTGATGGCCGGGGCTTGACCACATAGAACTATGGATAAAAACAAGAAAACAGAATTCGATGGGAGTACGGAATACACCGACATAGTTCGTTTCCCGCTCAAGCTATTTGTGGACGCAATAGTATTCGAGCCGTCTGCCTCTATAGACGTGGTCAGGTCATCGTACGAATTGCATTTGACTCCGTATGACATGAAAAAATTCCATGACTGGCTGGGGGAAAAACTGGAGAAGGAACCGTATACCGACCAGACGGTGACGGTTATCGGGAGGCTTGTATCATGACTGACCAAAACGATCATGACATTCTTGTAACGCTCAAGACGCTAATGGATGTGATGATACAAAATCAATCTGATTTTTACAAGCGATATGAGGAAAGGCATACCGAATTAGTGAGCCGCGTCTCTGTGCTGGAAAAAAGTGACAGCCGGGATAGCGAGCGTTTCCGGGGCATCATGGAGCAGATACAGCGCAGTTTGGATAACTCCAAACGAATAGAGAAATTGATCGCCGACATGGATAACCTGGGTGGAAACTTTCGGGAGTTGCAAAAGAAATCAAATCTGTTCGATATTGTAAATGGTCTCGGCGTTGCCGTTGCCGCGGCGGTGGGATGGAACCGATGAGACACTACCGCGTCCCGTCCCGCTTTGAAAGATGGTTGCAGGATACCCGCGACTATGTACGTGCCTTGTGTGAGGCGCTGGTCATGAACCCGCTCTTTTTCGTGGCTTTGTTATTGGACTGCCTGGCGCTCGTGGTGCTGTGGTTTTTTGGATTGCAATGACATTCGACTTGCATCTTGGCGACTGCCTTGAGATACTGCCAATGCTGGCTGAAAGGTCGGTGGATGCGATTATCACGGATGTTCCCTACGGCACGACGGCCTGCAAGTGGGATGTGATTATTCCCTTAGAGCCGATGTGGGAGCAGGTCAGGCGGTTGTGCAAGGGTGCGTTCGTGACGACCGCAAGCCAGCCATTTACAACTATTTTAATTAACTCAAATATGAAAATGTTTAGGCATGAATGGATTTGGGATAAACACACACCAACGGGTTTCTTGAACGCTAAGAGAATACCGCTAAAGCAACACGAAAACATTATTGTGTTTTCTCAAAATGGATATACCTACAACCCGCAAAAGTTTAAGAAGTCTGGAAATACTCATCGCTCAGGCGATAATTTTACAAGGGTTGGCAAGCCTATCAAGGCAGGTGTTTACGGGGAACATGTCAACGGGTCAGGGTTTAGAAGCGATTACTCATACCCGAAAACGATTATCGAGTTTAGGACTGGTAATGGCTGGGCTAAAAAGAATAATGGACACCCCACCCAAAAGCCCGTCGCGCTGTACGAGTATCTAATCAAGACATACACGAACGAAGGGGATACCGTTTTGGATTTCTGCATGGGTTCAGGTACTACGGGCGTGGCGTGTGTAAAGACTGGCCGTGATTTTATCGGAATTGAGCGCGAAGAGAATTACTTCGCAATTGCAGAGAAGCGCATCGAACAGGCGCAACAGCAAATGATAATGGAGTTCGCATTGTGAGTGAAATAAACAAGGAATAAAATGACTTATAACTTCATCCCAGGTACATATCGTCTGAAAGCGTTTCGACTCAACGTAAGAGGCACGCCCGACTCTACTCAGGACGGGAATCTCGTGGGAATACAACTCACGCAGGGAAAAGAATTTCCTGTCTATGCCATCGAATTCGATAGGAAGGGCTTCCCATGGGGCATCATCACCCCAAATGGTGCGCCTCAGGCGCATTATGTATGTCTTTGGAACGGGAATACCCTGTTTGCCGATTTGGTTTCACCGTTTGAAGGAACCCCGGACACCGTTGTCGTATCCCTGGCCTGGGCGCTCTCGATTGACGCATGGGCAAGGGACAATGGATACACAGGAGGGATGCCGCTTTGAAACACGAAATGGAGTTTGAGTTTACACGGTCAGATGGTGCAGATGAATGGTTCTGCCCGATTTGCGGGCGGCGCATTCTGTTGAATGTTCCTGTACATGGAATGGTCGTCGTGGATACGGGTGACCAGTACGTATCTCATTATGGAAGCATGGGGGGGCTGCGAATCGGAACGGTTGAAATTGAGAAAGCAGGCTGAGATGTACGTATATTCAAGCGGTTATGTCCGTGTTTATGAGTGCTGCAAATGCGGCGCAAGACACAGGACGTTGATCTGGCGCAAAGACGGCTGGTACTGCCTGTTGTGCTTGCCGTCCATAGAGGCCGTGCCCCTTAACAAATGAACTCCTGCGTTTTCGACATTGAAACAACGAGCTTGGGAGCAGTTGGGGCGGGCATTCTATTGGCGGTTTGTGTGAGGCCGACGGCTACCCAGAGGACAAGATCATTTCGGCTCGACCAATATGATTTCAAGGCGAGCAAGGAATACGGAATAGTGGAGCGCGAAGAAAAGGCGCTGCTGACAGATGTAATGGATGAGCTTGATAAATATGATGTGTTGATTGGACACAATGTAATCAGATACGATATTCCATACCTGAAGTCCAGAGCCTTTCAGCGGGACATGGAAACAAAGCCGGTAGTGGTTTATGACACGCTGACGGCATTTCGCAGGACCGGCTATCTCACGATCCCGAATGGTTTTGGAAAGCCGTCCGGCGGGTTGGCGATGGTTGCGGATTTCCTGCATGTCAAACAGCTAAAGACCAGTATCTTCCCCCACGATTGGTGGGAAACGATCTGGGCTAAGGAAGCAAAGCGCAAGGAATCAATGGACGAAATTGTAGACCATTGTTCGAGAGATGTCCGTCTTAATGCTAACGTTTTTCGTTATTTGTGGAATGCAGACCCGCGTCCGGCGCTGAAAAAGATTTATTGACATGAAAAAAGAGGTCAAGGAATTCGCCGATTTCTACGGTCTGCTTGACAACCTGATCGCGCAGGAATCCGCTCCGATACTGGCTGATGACGAACTGACCATTAACCGGGTTGCAGGCCGGGCGGACTGTGGACGAGTGAGGGCAAAGGGAATGATTAAGCGATGGTTGGCAGGCGGGCTGATCGAGTACGTTGGAAAGCGAAGTGAACCGATGTTCAATCACGTTTCCGACGCGTGGAAGATTGTAAAGAAAGGCGTATGAAATGAGCAGAAAAACACAAAGAATATTAAGGTTTGTTATTCCATTTATTCTTATTGCCATAATCCTATACCCGGCGTTTTTTATGAGATAAAGAAAGGCGCATGAATGAACATACGAAAGATCGAACTCAAAACGGATGACCGTGAATACGGGACGATGTATGAGGTACAAGTCTATCTGGCGTTCCAGAAAGAACCTGAAATCCTGTATTTGTCAACATGGGCTGATGGATATGCAGTCATTACAAGCATCCTTGATTTTCTGAAACTGCTGGTAGAGAAAGACAGATGAGAGACGACGATCATAAAGGCAAATGGTGGCTCTGGTACGTGTTCTTGTTTCTGCTGTTCGTGGCGATCCTTATTAGCGGAGTGTGGCGATGACACAAGCCAAATCAGGCGGCGCGAAAAAGATCGGGCGCAACAAGGAAAAATGCGCCCGGTATCGGGCGATGCACACGCGCGAAATGAACAAGGTACGGCGCATACTGAGGTCCAACGGCTGGGACGCGGCGCAAGCATACGCGGCGAAAAATGGTGTGGTTGGATACCTGTCCAAGTTGGTGACGGCATGAGACAAATAAAAAGCCCCGCACGGAGCGGGGCAGAGGAGTAAGAGAAGTGTTATTTGATTTTGCGGGGACGGCCTCCGAGTTTGCCGTTGATTCGGCTTTGTTCACTACGCGTCTCAGAGGGGATTGCGCGCAGGGCGCGGGCGGCGTAGGATTTGCACCACTCGTTGTATTGCTGGATGGTGTACCCGATTCCAAGTTCAGCGTCACGCGCCCGAATCATTTCGGCGTCTTTCGCCGCGTCGTATCCAGTGACGATCCAGGTGTTGTCTGCTTGGCGCTCAATCATTCCCACATCATTGACCCATACACAATCATTGTCAATCTTTTCAGCGCCCTGATGGGCTTGCCCATTGCGATAGGCTTGTTGCATCAATCGGATAATGGTCGCTTGCTGCTCCTGGGTAAGATCGTTGTATATATTAGCCTTTTCAAGAGCCGCGATGTGTGGCTCGACTTCGGATGGCACAAAGTTTGGCAGCAGTGGGTGAGAGGGTTGCCTTACAGAGTAGGGTCGCAACTCGTTACCATAAGGGTCATAGTGTTTGGTCATGTCGTCCTCCTAATAATCGCTGTTTGGGTCATTCATTTCGCGCTCAAACTTACGGGCGGCGCGTTGCTCATCCGAGTTATACCAAGCATCGTATTCGGCTTTGGCGATGGCTTTGCCGGACACAATCGCAATCTGCTCGGCGGTCTTGGGATTCTCGGCTTCCAGTTCTGCGAGGGCGGAAGCAATCAGATTATATGTATCTGGCATGAGGTAGCACTTGCCAACCATCCCGATACATCCTCGCTTTATGGCCTCATTATATTGATTATAGGCTTTACTCAAGCCAGACAAACCGCTCCCGCTGGCAACTGCCTTACCGCTGGCGTCGTAGATAACAATTTCGGTTCTGTCAATGGGGTGTGTCTTGGTTCCACAGAGCATACCATCCAGGCGGATTTCCTCGTCCCAGGTGCCGCGCTCCAGGGATACTTTGATTGTCTTGCCATTTGTGCTAATCATTCTGCTTGCTGTTATTGTCGTCATTTTGTCATCTCCTTATCTGTGTATGATTGGATTATACCCGACGTCGGGTATATGTCAATAGACACAACCTTAAAAAAAGTATGACATTTGTCATGTACATCTGTTCTAATTTTAGAGGCTGAATGACTGACCGCGAAGCCGATACCGTCCGAACGTCCATTGTCAAAGAGACTGCTCAGTTTCTAGCCCGGATGGTTGCTCAGCATCTGGACCCGCTGCCATATGACCACGTTCATGACGTAGGCGGGAGGCGATTTCGTGTAACAGTCAAGTCATATCCAGGCGACGAAACCGACAGGCGCTTGTCGTTGTATGGTGAGCAGGACATGGGCGCGAGTGAGTGAGGCTGAATGCGGCGTGGCGAATGGCATCAATGTGATTGCTGTGGTGAGGAAACGATTATCGTGTGGCGTGACCCTTGCGATTTCGTCTGCTCGTCATGCGGAGGCGGTGCTGTAATGATGTTCAGTTATGCGAATGATTTGCTGCCGTTTGTGGCTCTTCGGAATGCTTGTTATAACTATACTTGTCGAAAGCATGAAATATAAATGAAACGCATCCTCCCCTTCCTGCTCGGCCTCCTTCTCTCCGCCTACGTCCTGCCCTGGCTAATGATGCGTAGGCAGTACGACCTCTGGAAGCCCGCAACCACCTGCGCTGATGAGGACGTGCCTCCCTATAATTACATCATGACCAGGACTGACACCGGACACACGGTAACATGGACTTGGGAAGAATAAACCAAATGAGGCCATTCACGAATAACCCTCGCCAGTTATCCAAGACGCAAGCCAAGCGCCTAAAGGAAACCATGCAGGAATTTGGCGATCTATCTGGAATCGTCCACGATCTTGAGACTGATGAGGTCATCGGCGGGAACCAGCGTTCCAACGTTGCGGCGCTGATGCAGACAGCGCCGGTCATCACCGAACGCTTTGACCCTGCCCTACCGGACGGAACCGCGTTACTCGGACACTTCGAGTACCAGGGCAGGCGCTTCGCATACCGGGCGGTAACGGGCTGGGACGCGGATAAGCGCACGCGGGCGAATCTGGTAGCAAATGCTGGAGGCGGTGCATGGGATATTGACCTGCTAAGTGGAATTGACACATCTGTTCTAACATCGGTCGGCTTCGATACCGAGATGCTCCTGAACACGCGTAGCTTTGGGAGCGCGCTGGATGCGATGCTGAAAAGCGTAACAGAGCAAACGAACGGACAAGCGGAAGATATACCTGAGCAATTCTCAATAATGATTACGTGTGAAAATGAACAGACGCAAACGCAATTATTAGAACGATTTATTGAGGAAGGCTTGCAGTGCCGAGCATTAATATCATAAAACAATCTGACATCATAAAGACGCCGCGTCTAATGCAGATGCTTGGGATTTTTGACGTTCCGCCGTCTGAGAGAAGCATTGAAACGTGGCAGGTTAATTTCGACTTGCCGCAAGAATGGAATATCGGCTTGATTGTGGGACCAAGCGGGAGCGGTAAGACAACCGTAGCGCGTGAATTGTTCGGTGATTACATTGTCAAAGATTGGCAATGGTCGCAAAACAAAAGTATCCTTGATGATTTTCCGAAGGATATGAGCATCAAAGAGATTACAGATTTATTGTCATCTGTTGGGTTTTCTTCGCCGCCGTCCTGGGTGCGCCCGTTCCATGTACTGAGTAACGGCGAACAGTTCCGCGTTAATATGGCGCGAACATTGGCAGAGAGTAAGGAATTGTCAGTGGTAGATGAGTTTACAAGTGTTATAGACAGGACGGTTGCACAGATAGGAAGCGCGGCAATAGCCAAGACCGTGAGGCGAAGAAAGCAGAAGTTTATTGCAGTGTCCTGTCATTATGACATTATGGAGTGGCTACAACCTGATTGGATATACCAGCCCGCGACCAATGAGTTTGCGAGCGGGAGGTATCTTCAGCGACCTCAAATCATTCTCGAAGTCAAGCGCGTTCATTCGTCCGCTTGGCAATTATTCAGGAAGCATCATTATTTAGATACAAAATTGAACACATCATCTGTTTGTTTCTGTGCCTTTTGGAACGATATACCCGTAGCGTTTACGGCTGTTTTGCATTTCCCGCATCCGACGCGCAAGAACACAAAGCGCGAACATCGGACGGTTTGTCTACCCGATTATCAAGGCGTAGGGATTGGGAACGCAATGAGCGCATATATCGGCGCATTGTGTAAGGGGTTGGGATGGTCTTTTATCTCGCAGACTTCCCACCCGGCAATGATACGAGCACGGGCTAAATCTGGAAAATGGCGCATGATAGCAAAACCAAACATAAGCACACAGACAATGGGAAACGACTTCCCCTGTGAAGTCGTTTCCCAAAAAACAAAAGGCTTCGCCATAAGATTTAGAGCTACCTTTGAATACATCGGCTCTGCTTTGTCAAAAGACGAAGCACAGAAAGTCTGGAATCTAGAGTAATTCTGAGAATAACGCGAATGGCAAAGCATCCGACCAAGATACGCAAGGCGCAACTACTCAAGGCAATCGCAGGCAGCGGCGGCATTGTCTCGACTATCGCGGCGCGGCTGGATGTCTCATGGTCTACGGCTAAGGATGCTATTCCTGTATACCCCGAAGCACAGGCCGCCTATGATGCGGAGTGCGAGTTACCGCTTGACATGGCAGAAAGCGTGCTGGTCAAGAATATCGCCTATGCCGTAAAGGAACAGGAGCAGACGCAGAAGCCGGTTGATGCTGGCGACGCCAAATGGCTACTGTCCAAGCGCGGCAAAAAGCGCGGGTATGGGGATAATGTTGAAATCGGCGGGCCACTTGGCGCGCCGCTGACAATTACTGTCACAGTCAAAGGTATTGATGAATAACGTCACGTGCTATAATAGAACAAATATTCAGGAAATGCCCCCGCGATGGTTGGACATCCGAGGGCGTGACCAGCATAGGAGTGCTGATATGAACATTTTAACACACAAGACAAGTGGGGTTTATGCCATTGTAAACAAAGCAGACGGCAAAAGATACGTAGGCTCGTCGTGGAATATTGAAAGCCGATGGAAAAAACACATCTCATTACTTAACGCGGGGAAACATCACAGCATACATCTGCAACGCGCTTGGAATAAATACGGGGCTAAAAACTTCGATTTTGTAATACTTGTTGCCTGTTTACGCACCGACCTTTTGATTTACGAACAGGATTATCTAGATTCCTGTAATCCTGAATACAACGTCTGTGTGACGGCTGGCAGCAAGGCTGGAACGCCGCGCTCATTGGCGACTAGGCTGAAACTTGCTATTGCCAACCTTGGTGAGAGGCACACAATTGAAACTCGGCAGAAAATGTCCATGTCTCACAAGGCAAATGGATGGCGACCATCCGAAGAAACTAAGCGGAAAATCTCTGTATCTCATACTGGTGTTTCTAAAGGAGCGCACACAGCGAAGGCGAAACAAAAGATTTCAGCCGCACTAAAAGGCAAGCCGCTTTCAGACAAGAATAAACAAGGCATAGCTAATGCAATGAAAGGCAATACAAATACATTAGGTAAACATTGGACGTGGAAAAAGAAATAGAATGACAATGATTAATGTAGATATAGACCCCGCCGTGTTTAATGATGCCTATATTCCGTGTTTAAACGAAATGGCGCGAATACAAATTTACTATGGCGGTGCGTCGTCTGGAAAGTCTGTTTTTTTGGCGCAACGTGACATCAGGGACATTATGAAGGGCGGACGTAATTTCCTTGTTTGCAGGCAGGTGGCGCGTACGCTTCGCGGCTCAGTTGTGCAAGAGATAACAAAAGTTATTAGGGATTGGGGTTTGTCTGATTTGTTCTCTATAAATAAAACAGACGGGACAGTGACTTGTGTAAACGGATACCAGATAATATTTGCAGGTTTAGATGATGTTGAGAAGCTAAAAAGCCTGACCCCGGCTAAAGGTGTATTCACTGATGTTCGCATTGAAGAGGCAACAGAAATAGAACGTTCGTCAATCATCAAACAACTTTTGAAGCGTCAGCGCGGGGGGAGCGAGAAAACACCTAAGAGGCTGATGCTGTCATTTAATCCAATTCTACAATCACATTTTATCTATGCGGATTACTTCTCAATGATTGGGTGGACTGACGACCAGAAAGAATATAAGTCGCCCGATTTATACATTCTAAAAACTACATACCGAGACAATAGGTTTCTTACCAGGGAAGATGTTAGGGGCTTGGAAAACGAGAAGGATAAGTATTATTTTGACGTATATTCAGAAGGCAACTGGGGCATTCTCGGCTATGTCATCTTCACCAACTGGCGGGTAGAGGATTTGTCCGGGATGCAGGCGCAATTCACCAACCACCGCAACGGCCTGGATTTCGGCTTCTCAGCAGACCCCGCCGCCCTGTGGGTGTCTCACTATGACGCGAAGCACAAACGCATTTATATCTTCGATGAGTTGTACGAGCGCGGGCTTACAAATGACCTGCTGGCCGTGGAAGTAAAGAACAGGATCGGCTCGGATTACGTAGTCTGTGATAGCGCCGAGCCGAAATCCATCGCCGAATTACAGCAGTATGGCGTTTCGGCGCTTGCGGCGGTCAAGGGCAAGGATAGCGTATTATTCGGTATCCAATGGCTGCAACAGCAAGAGATCATCATTGATGCGAAATGCGTCAACGCAAAGAACGAGATTTCTACTTTTCACTGGCAGGAAGATGCTAACGGCAACGCAATACGTAAGCCGGTCGAGAAGAACGACCATCTGATAGCCGCTGGCAGGTACGCGCACGAGGGCGACATGATCGATACATGGCTGGTTAGCTAAAGAGGACAAATGACGAATTCACCATTCATTTTTGCAAGTCCAAACCCCTATAAATCTGGATTTGATTTTTCTCCCTGGGGAGGCATTGAGGGGTTCCTTGAGGCGTCCAGGACTGGGCAGACGGGTAACGTCACGTCGCTAAAAAAGTTTGTCCCTGACCTGGCACACGCGGTAGATATGACCGCCGTGGCGATCTCGTCCCTGCCGTTCGACATACTCGATAAGAACGACGATATTTTCGATACGTCGGCGAACTGGAAAAACAACCTGGGCGGGCTGCCGAACCCGCAGAAGATCATCTACCTGATCGCCTCATCACTATGCGGCGGCGCGGCGTATCTCATTCCATGGCGCACCACCAAAATGATCGTTAACTTGCAATACTGTGCGCCGGGAACGATCCAGCCCTATATCGACATAAACGGCTTGCAGTGGTTCGAGCGTACGGCGCAACGGGGCAAGGCGGAGAAGGTATATCCGAACAAGATCATTTATTTCTGGCTGCCAGATAGCGATGTGGAGATTGGTCCCGCCGAAAATCACCCGCTCGGCAATGCAACGTTGGACGCGCAGGTCATCTGGAACATGAAAAACACCATGCGGATGTATGGCGAGCGTGGTTTCGTTCCGATAACCCTGCTCGGCGCGAAAGGGATGGTGAACCAGGGGGAGCGGGAAAAGGCGGAGGGCTTCTTCGACCGCTTGTTGCGCGGTGGCTTCAACGTGCTGGCAAAGATCGTCAACGCGGATGCGCTATCTCTTATCCGCGTCGGCGCTGGGATGGATGAACTCAAGCAATCATATATCGAACTGCGCCGGGACGCAAAGGAATCTGTCTCGGATAGTTTCGGCATCCCGACCGCCCTGTTCATGTCCGACAACGCCTTCGCCAGCGAATTCGACGCGCTGCGTAAACAGTGGTACACCGCCTCCCGCTTTGTCGGCATCAAGCAGACAATTGAGGAAACATTCACCGACCAGTTATTCAAGCCCTACGGCTACAAGATGCGCTTCAACCTGGAGGCGCTTGAGATATTCCAGGAGGATGAAAGTAAACGGGCAGAGTCGCTCGGCTCTCTTGTATCTTCCATTGCAGATAACCCGGAGGTGGCGCAGTTGGGGATGTCAATACTCGGCTACGATCTTGACAAGGCACAACAGGAGCAATTGGAGAAACTTATCTCGGCGAAAGAGGAAGCGCGGCAAAACGTGGCGGAGCAGACGAAGCCGCCGGTCGCGGAGCAAGGCGAGCCGGTCGTGGCGGAGTCGGAAGAGGAGCAGGAGCCGAAGAAGTCTTTTGACCTTACCGCCGATGAAATCAAGGATTTGGCGTTATGGTACGACCGGGCGCGGCAGTGGCACGCGAAAGGCAAAGGCACGGCGGTGGATTGGGAGTGCAAACACTTGCGCGAGACCATTGCCGCTCCGATCCGCCTCAGACTGGCGGACGCAAAGAATGAGGGAGATATTGCGGCGGCATTTGTAATCGGCGAGACGACCACGCCCGCGCCGGTGTATCAGCCTGTACCCGATAATACCGAAGCGATCAAGGCGCTGGCGCTGACCATCGAGCGGGCGATTGTCGCCGCGAATGTGGAGCCGACAGTCGCACATGGGAGAGATGAAATGATTATCAACATTACAAATCCTGCTAACGTGGATATGACCAGCAAAGAAACGATTGCAGCGGTCAAGGCAATGACGGAAAATCTGGCGGCAATGAAGCAGGCGGTTGCGAATCCCCTACCCCCGCCGAACGTGACATTCGCGCCAATCATCCATCCGTCGGAGGTAGCATTTGCGCCCGTCATCCATCCGTCGGAGGTGGCAGTAAGTGTGACTAACACGGTCCAGCCAACTCCGGTAGAGAATAATATCACGGTCCAGCCGTCCGATGTTGTTATCCAGAAAGAGGAGCGGAAGCCGCGAAAGGCGACCATCAAGCGCGGTGCGGACGGCAAGATCACAGAGATAGAGAGTAAGTAAATGCCGACCACATTCCCAACAACACTCGATGACTTTACCAACCCGACCCCGGCGGACAATCTCTCTACGCCCGCCGTCCTACACTCGACCCAGCACGCCAGCATCAACGACGCGGTGGAGGCGCTTGAAGCGAAGGTCGGGGTAGATAGCTCGGCGGTCACGGCGTCGTTGGATTACAAGGTCGCCAACAGACAGCCGCTTGACGCAACCCTGACCAGCATCGCCCTGCTCGGCACAGCCGCCGACAAGATGCTTTATACAACGGCGCTGGATACGTGGGCAGAAACGGGGCTGTCTGCCTTCGCACGCACGATCTTGGACGATGCAAACGGGACGGCGGTTCTGGCTACGATTGGCGGACAGGCCGCGCTTACCCTGCCCCTCTCGGCAGCCAACGGCGGGACTGGTGTCGCGAACACAGGCACGATAACCAACGCATCGAATACAACCATCACAGGCGGGGGAACGGTTGCGCTGGGAGGCTTCACGCTGACTGTTCCGGCGACAGGGACGGCGGCGCTGCTGGCGACGGCGAATGTGTTTACCGCCATTCAAAAAATAAATGTTAATTCTACTTTGGCCTTGCTAGCGGAGCAGGATGGGGTAAAAGATAATGTCTTTATTGTGGACACTACAAACGCAAGAGTTGGTATCAATGGCGTACCAACAACCAGTCTTACGCTCACACAAAAAGCAACGACGGACGGATTTATTTTCACAGGTATGTCTATTGGGGGTGTGGACACCGGGACTGGTTGTGTTGTGGCATTGGGATATAACGCCCTAGCTAATAAGCAGTTATGGTTTGGAGATGTTGATTATTTGGGATTGTCCACTGGATATTTTAACAGATTAGTAATCTCAACTGGAGCGCCATTATGGGACGTTGTGAGGGGCGACAACTTAGCGTATGGAGCTTTGAATCTTGGCAAAACTGGCGGCTCAAAAGTTGTTATTGGCGACTCAAGCATTTCTGCAACTCAGCCAGGTTCGCAGTTATATATTGGTGGAGGGGTATCCATAGGTTCGGATGCATCTTATCGATCTGCTGCTGCTCCAGCAAGCGGTATGATAATTGCCGGGAGCGTTGGGATTGGTAGTACTTCTGCTTCTGCAAAATTGCATATTATCGATTCGACCACAACGACAAACGCGGTACTAGAAGTTGAACGAATACAGGCAATTGTTTCAACGGCATCAACAGGTGGTTCGGCAGGGTTTGGTGTTGGGCTGTCATGGTATGCAGAGACAGCCACCAACAACACTTCCCAGCCTCAAGGAATTATCTCAACCTCATGGATTGATGCAACCAACGCCACACGCAAAGCCAAACTGTCTCTCTCAGCCTACGACACGGCGGCGCGCTTGGGGATGGAGATAGAAGCCAGCGGGACGGCGGCGCGGCTGGCATTTTACGGCGGGACCACGGTTGTGCGCGGTGCGGCACTCACTACACAACTGACGACCATCACGTTCACAGCCCCGACGCCGGATTACGCAATCCAGAACTTGACCAATGTTGCGCCTTATGGGTTCGTTACCCAGGATGAGGGCAACACGGTTCTATCAGTTATCGCCAACTTGCAAACACGAGTAGCGGAATTGGAAGCAAGACTCGGTTCTGCAACGGGCGTAAATCTATTTGCATAAGGAGTTTTGACATGGCAGATTCAGCACAAAAATATACGTTTCTTCAGCGGGCACAGAACATCGCGAACATGATGGCGATCCTTGACGCGGCAATCAAAGATGCGGGGTCGGTCCTGGTCAATCAGGGCTGGAACGCAGGTGGAGCAGACCCAATTGTTTCTGCTGACATTCCCGCAGAAGCAGGGTTCACAGTGGCGGAGGCACTCGCATTTTTCACGACCGCCGCGAAATACAACAATCTGATGAATGGCAGCGCAATCGCAGCAGACGCAAATACACGCGCAAACATTGACCGGATGCGCTCCAGTTTTAGTTTGTAGAAAGGTAGATAATGGCAAAAGGAAACACCACCCCCGCCCCGGCGGTGACGCCGCACAAGTACACGGCTGAGGAGTTCGCGAAAGAATATCGCGAACTCTGTCAGCGTACCGGCTTCAACATCGCATTTGAGCCGCGCTGGAAGCAGAGCCAGGATACAGGCGACTACCGGCTGGTCATCGCCTCCGGCGTCGTGCCGCTGCCGAAGCCTGAGGGATAATGGCGATCACCGACTACGATGACGCTATCAACTACGACGCGGCAATCCCCTACAACGGGGCGGAAGCAGCGGCGGATAATGCTGGCTGGCTTCTCATGCACGCGCCTGTGCGCCGCCGTCCGCCGGAGATAGACGATGAGGACGAATTACTCGCCTGGTACGTCCTTGAGGTGATGGATGAATAAAACCATCCTACTCGCCTCCCTGCGTGCGGCTGTGCGGCTAGTGCCGGAAGTCCTCCCGCACCTCTCCGTAGCCACACTCGCGGCGCTGAAAGCATCCGGCGATTACACCTCTATCCGCGCCGAGATGAGCGGCGAGATCCACGATGCGATATACGATTATCTAACCGGCTCAGGCTACATCACGATATACAAGGCGTTGATGGCTGCGGCTATCTCGAAGGCATATGTCGAGACGGCGGACGTGGGCTATACAGACGCTGGTGCGGAATTGCCGCTTGACGCGGAGACGGCTGCTTGGGCGCGGGCGGAACTGGACGCGCAGCTTAGTTTCGTGGATCAACTCTTTGAGAATCTGCGGGAGCTACGGAAAGGCGACCTGTCTGCACAGGCAGGCGTAAACGCCACAGCGGAGGCGCTGGGGAGAGCGAATGGATGGGCAAGTGGTCTTGATGGTTTCTATAATGAGGCGGTGTTGCGCGGGTCAAGAAACCAGTTGGTAACATGGCATTTGGGCGCAACCGAGAAGCATTGCGCCACGTGCATCAGCCTGGACGGTAAGAGGCATCGAATAAGCTGGCTCATTGACAATAATTACATCCCACGCAAGCCGGGGGCAGGTATGGATTGCAACGGATATAACTGCGATTGCTCGATAACAGACAAAGATGGAAACGAGTTTACGATTTGAGACTTTTAAAATTCGAACATGCGGACTATAATTGAATCGAGTAGAAAGGAAAAAGATGATAGCCCGAAATGATATAGCCCGAAATGATATTGACCTGAATATGAACCTGGTTTTCAAATGTCGTCACTGTGGAAACACTATGGATAAAATCTTTGCTTCTGTTTACTGGTGTTCAAGATGTGGAACACTCAGAACGGGGCGTAAAGGAATAGTAAGCGTATATGTTCCAAGTTTCTATGACATCGAACTACCCGCCGAGCGGCTGGAACTGCTAGAAAGCACGGACGAGTGATTGCCCTTGTCACCGGCGGCTCACGCGGCATCGGCGCGGCGTGTGTCTGTGCGCTGAAGGACGCGGGGCATACCGTCGCGGTTGTGGCAAGGACAAGGGCGGATTGTGACATGTTCATCAAAGCGGACTTATCGAATGAACAAGATCGGGAACACATCGTTGATAAGGTCGAGAGAGAACTAGGCGGGCTGGATATTCTCGTCAATAACGCGGGCTATCAACATCATGCACCTGTGACGGCTTACTGGCTGTCTGAGTGGCAATATCAACTCGATCTGATTCTCACCGCCCCATTTGACCTATCCCAGCAGGCCGCCCGGCACATGCTTACCCACGGCGGCGGACACATCATCAATATCCTGTCCACGTCCGCCTTCCAGGGAGCGCGCAACATATCCGGCTATGTCGCCGCGAAACATGGTCTGCTCGGCCTCACGCGGGCGATGGCAATAGAGCTTGCACCGCTGATAAGAGTTAATGCAATCGCGCCCGGTCTCATGGATACGCAGATGACGGCGGAGTACATTGATTTGCAGAGGCGGGAACTGCTGGAAAGCATAACGCCCGCGGGCAGATTCGGAAGGCCGGAGGAGATCGCTGGGGCGCTGATGTACTTAATTCAAAGTGAGTTTGTGTACGGTCAAACCATCGTGATTGATGGGGGATGGCTGGCGAAGAATGGCTAAAACGGTTTCACTTATTGGCGGCCCCGCTGACGGCGCAAAGGTGGATGTTTCAGAAGGCGTTGCCTATGTGATAGTGCCTTTCGCACAAGACATAAATTTATTGATAGACGAGAGCGACGTACTCCCCATTATTGGGTGGGATGATTGGGGGCCAATATTGAAGAGGGGTGATGTTCTACAGGCTCGTTATAACATCAATGGCAACATTGCCACCTATGAAGAAAGCGGGAGTGATGGCTAAGATAATCCAGGCTAAGGATTTGCGTGGGAAAAGAACTGACCGTCTTATAGACGTTGTGCCATTATCAACACCCTGGACGCTCTTTTTGGAGCCGACAAATTTATGCCAATATCGCTGCCGATATTGTCCTACGGGTGACACTGACCTACTCCGCAAGATAGGCAGAAAGAACACGCTGATGGATTGGGGTTTATGGGTCAAAGTCGTGGATGATCTGCGGGCGTTCCCTAATCGCATCCGGCAGTGCAATGTTTACAAAGATGGTGAGAGTTTGCTTCATCCCCGTTTCTGTGAGATGGTGCGATACCTTCGCGACGCTGATACAGTTGAACGCATCTGGTTGAAAACTAATGGATCAAAACTCTCCCCCTCCTACAACGCCCGCCTCGTTACCTGCGGCCTGGACATGATTGGCGTATCAGTCCAACACGTCCACGCGCAAGGCTTCTACGACATCGCCCGCGTGCGGATCGATTATGAGGAGTATCGTGCCAACGTGCTTGATCTGTACCAGCGGAGCCGGGATACCGGCGTACAGATTAGCACGAAGATAGCTGATGTTGGATTTAGCGACGCCGACAAGCAGAAATTCATAGACGACTTTAGTGATCGCTGCGACTTCATCGCAATAGAAGGTTTACACGGCTGGTCTACGTCTGATTTGAAAGACTGGCGGCTGGGTACGGATAACAGCTTCGATGGCTCGCCGCGAACGCACAAGATTGCCTGCCCGTTGACGATGTACATGCTCACGGTAAACAGCAATGGCGATATATCCGTGTGTAATGATGACTTTGCCCATTATCACCAGCTTGGAAACGTAAACACAGAATCCCTTATTGACATTTGGAACGGGAAACGTTTACGGGATTTTCGCCTGATGCACCTTGAGGGTAAACGAAGCGAGAACCGCGCATGTGGTACGTGTGATTATGTTTTAGCTTTGCCAGCCGTTGACAATATTGACGAATACCGCGAAGAATTTGCAGAAAGGTTGCGTGTTGTATGAGGCCTTGCCCCGTCTGTGAACATCTCTCCCGCACCGAAGTATTTCGTATGCCCTACCGCATCCCCGACTCTTGGCCTCTGCCGTCTGAGATTATCTGGTACACCTGTGACGCCTGTTCGATGTTTTACGGAGATGGTAATTTTGATCAAGCGATGCTCAACGAATACTACACCAAATACTACGGCTACGGCGTCAACAACCCCTCCAATATCGAGCGCCTGAAAATGGACGCGGTACGGATAGCGGAACTGGAACGCAACCGGGAGGCCGTCATCGTGGACTTCGGCGGAGCGGGCGATGATGGCAAAAGTATCATCGTTGGCATGTTGCAGGACAGGGGATATACGAACGCCGTCTGCGTGGGTGCAGGCGATCCCCTGCCCCAGCAATGTGACCTTATCTATGCCTCCCACGTCATCGAGCATGTCTACGATTTGCCTAAGACGATGGAACGGATAGACGATGCGCTCGCGCCTGATGGCTTGCTCATCATGGACGGACCAGACGCGACGGGCCTGCTTCAAAAGTGGAAGATGCCGATATTGGACTTCAATACCAAGCACCTAAATCATTTCACGTTGCGGGATTATCTCAATTTGGGATACCATCACGGCTTCGAATTGGTTGACCTGCCTACGCAGGCAGGCGTGCGGAAGTACGAACTTGAGAACGCGCCCGCGTATCAATTGCAATTCAGGCGGCTGGACGTGGCGCGGGAGTCAGCGAAACACATCACGGATAACATATCCGCCCGCGTGGATAGGCTCAAAACGCTTGCGGGCTTGCCGCTCAACGTCTGGGGCATGGGAGATATTACATGGCATCTGCTAGCACAGGTGGAACTCAATATACTTGACTATATTGATAACGATCCCGCGTACCGCGGGCAGACCTACAACGGCAAGCCGGTACAGGAACGACCTACCAACGCCGCGCCGATCCTGATAATGGCGCAGGGACAGCGGCAACGGCTGATCGAAAATATCAGGAAGGCGGGTATAGAAAACCCGATCATTGAAACATGAACGTATCACAAATAATTTGGGAAAGGCTGAAACAAGAAACTGAAGTTGTATTCTACCTTCCTGGCGGCGGCTCCGGGCCGCTGGTGGATGCGCTTGGCGCGTCGGGATTGCGCGCCGTGTGCTGCCTACATGAGCAGGGCTGCGGCTACGCGGCGGTCGGGTATGCACAGTATCACGGATTCGGCGTGGCGTTGGTCACGTCGGGTCCTGGGGTCACTAATATTCTCACGCCTGTACTTGCTGCATGGGTAGACAGTATCGCCCTGTTGGTGATAAGCGGCCAAGTCATGCGGAAGTGGCTAGCGCTTGATGATATGCGATCACGCGGGACACAGGAGGGGCCGACAATAGAAATGGTGAGGCCGATAGTCAAGATAGCGCATCAGCCGAGCGTGAGTGCGGGAATATTAGAAGTACTGGACGGGATGATTGAGATAGCAAAAGAAGGGCGTCCCGGCCCCGTGTGGCTCGACATCCCGCAAGACATACAGGCCGCCGATGTATAAGCCAGTCATCCTCATCGGCAACGGCATCCGCAATAACCCGGCGCTTATAAATCACCTTACTTCTTTACAAGTGCCGTGCATTACAACTTGGATGGCGGCTGATCTACTGTCAGAAGATTCCCCCGTCTATTGCGGCAGACCTGGAATCTTCGGCCAGCGCGCATCTTGCATAATTCAGCAAAAAGCCACCCATCTCTATTGCTTCGGCGCACGGCTGGACGGTGAACAAGTCGCCTATGATTATGACCGCTTCGCGCCGAATGCGGAGATATATATTTATGATATAGACCCCGCAGAGGCACAGAAGTTCCCGAAGCGTTACCACGTTACGCAGACCCTTGATTGTAGAGATGACATTGATTTTCTTCCGGCCTTTGAACCGCCTCATCGCGACTGGCTCAACTGGTGCAAGGCGCTCTACACCCGCTTCCGGCCTGAACTGGACGGGAGACAGGAGACGGGAGACGGAGGCGGCGATCATTTCGTAGACCCGTTCACGTTCACGCGACTCCTGCATGACCACAGCCAGTCGGATGACGTGTTCGCTATCGGCTCATCGGGCAACGCCCCGACTGTGTTCTTCCAGGCGTATAAAGTCCGAGCGGGGCAGCGTATCTCCAACGTCTGCACAATCGGCGCAATGGGCGCTGATATTCCGATGGCTCTCGGCTCTGCGCTGGCATCCGGGCGGCGCACTATCTGCGTGACGGGCGACGGCGGCTTTGCGATGAACGCGCAGGAACTGGAGACGATACGCAGGCTGCGCCTGCCGATTATCTTTTTCGTGATGAATAACGGCGGCTATAACTCCATCCGCGTGGGACAGCTTGCGCGCTTCGGGCGCGTGACGGGTGCCAACCCTGCCACAGGGCTGACGCTCCCCAGCATAGAAGCAATTGCGGAGGCATATCGCCTCTGTTACATGCCCTTGCATGGGCGGGATTTGCCGAACTTCGCCCGATGCTTCGGGATTGCGCCGATGGTCGTGGAAGTGTTTGTTGACCCCGAATGGCAGCAGTTGCCGCGCGTGATGGCAAGTGGTAATCCGATCAGGACAGATGACATGGAGAATATGTATCCATATCTACCTGAGAATGAATTGAGAGAGATTATGGAGTGGGACGGGTAACCGCCACACTTCGGAAAGGTTTGAAAAAATGAAAAAGACTATCTTCCTGATTTTAGTGCTGGTATTATTACTGACTGCTTGTGGAGGCAGTAAACATACCTACGAAATGACGCTGACGTCTGGAGAGACAATTACGGTGGAGTACGCTGTCTGTAAACCGGGATACGGTGTTATCGAATGTTGGAGTAATGTGATGCAACGCTTTCCAGACGCCTCCTATAGTGCAGTAACATTCAAGAAGATTAAATAATAAGTATATTCAATTGTCGCCTTGCGCGCTGTCGCTGGAGACAAGAAAGGTTTTGAAATGGCACTAACAATAGTTTTGATTTTGATGATTTTCCTGCCCCTGGTTGTTGGCAGTTACATGCACTATACTTTGGGCATTACATCAGGAATGGATATTGCCGCGACGGTTTTACTGTATATCGTGGAAATGGCAGTGTTTTATTCCGTGATGATAAAGCGCCCTCAAAAGTAACCTGTTGTATTTTCGCCTAGCGCGCTGTCGCTGGTAACAAAACTAATATGTATCAATCTCAGTGTATCGTTGTATACCTGTTACTTGATAAAGGTAACGGTATATATGAAAGTCCCTATTTCGGGGCAAGTGACTGGAAAGGAAGAAGCGGATAACGTGATAGAAGTCGCGAACTCGCAGAGTTACGGCGGATTCATTTGGACGAACCGCTTCGAGCGCGGCTTCGCTCGATTCATGGGTGCGCGTGAGGCGATCCTGTGTAATAGCGGTTCGAGTGCAAATTTACTGGCATTATCTGCTCTAGAGCTTCCGAAAGGCTCGGAGGTCATCACCACGGCGGTGAACTTCCCCACGACGGTCAATTGCATCATTCAGCTTGGCTTAGTGCCGGTGTTTGTGGACAGTGACCCAAAGACGCTGAACTGCGCGGACGGCTGGGAATATTCTCCCGACAATGTAAAAGCCATTATTATGGCGCATGCGCTTGGAAACCCCGTAGACCTGACTTATTTGTCGAGCTATGGAATACCTATCATCGAAGATTGCTGCGACGCGGTAGGGAGCACGATCAACGGGCAGATGGTTGGTCGTCGCGGCATAATGTCTACCGTCTCATTTTACCCGGCGCATCACATCACCACCGGCGAAGGTGGCATGGTACTGACTGATAGCCCGCGGCTGAGGAAGATTATCGAGAGTTACCGGGATTGGGGGCGGGACTGCTTCTGTGAGCCAGGAAAGGATAATACCTGCGGGAAACGATTTGACTATGAAATAGATCATAAATATATGTACTCGCGTATCGGGTGGAATCTCAAGGCAAGCGATTTCCAAGCCGCCGTAGGTGTGGCGCAACTGGATAGGCTTGAAGGGTTTATCGAAAAGCGGCGCGAGAACTGGACATATTTGTATAATAACTTGAAGGATTTACCGATTGAGATCGTCCAGGCTTCGCCGGGGAGCAACCCTTCATGGTTCGGCTTTGCTTTTGTTACAGAACACCGTAACAAATTGGCGCGGTATCTGGATGAGCGTGGAGTCGGGAATAGGCCCGCAATGGGCGGCAATCTGCTGAGACAATCCGCGTATAAGAACATAGAGCATCGCGTCATTGGTAATTTAGATGGCGCCAATATCATTCATGAAAAAGCGATTTGGGTCGGCGTCTTTCCAGGGATCAATGAGGAAATGAGAGAGTACCAAGCGGAAACCATTCGGAGTTTTTACAATGGCTAAAACAAACAAGATCACGAAATTTGAGATTCGATCATCTGACGAATTGACAGACCTGACATCGTTCGTAAAAGGCATGGAAGTAAAGCCGTACCATCCATCGCTTTTGCGTCGTTTGTTCAATTGGCTTTGGTGGCAATGGTTCAGGCATAAAATCAACAGGTCATGGAGGAAAATATCAAGAGGTGCAACGATTGAGATTGAATTTGTAAAACGAATACGTGAGCCGTGGAGATGGAACTGATAATGGATAAAGTTTTAGTCGTAGGCGGTACAGGCTTCTGTGGCTTTTGGATGCGGCAAACCGCCCCGCCTGATTTACGTATCAGTTACATCGGCAAAAGCGACTACGAACTCCGGCACTGGAAATGGATGACCTGGGATTACATCGTGCATCTGGCGAATATCTCGCCGTATGAGGTTCTGGAATATGCACAGCCATTCGGTATCCGCGTGCTGTATGCTTCGAGCGGTATTGTCTATCACGATGAGAATGATACCGAGTACAGGCAGAATAAACTCGATTGGGAAAAAGAGTGCCTGGATAGCGGCGTCGATGTGGTCGTTTGTCGGTTGTTTGCATTTCATGGGGAAAGGCTATCAGCAGATCACGCGATAGTAGCATTTGAAAATGCGGCAAGAAAAGGCGAGCCACTGAGAATATTTGGGGATGGAAATACTATTAGAACATATATGAGCGGCGAAGATATGGCGCGGCGAATGTGGGCTGTGTTACTGCATGGCGAGCGCGGCGAATGCTACGACATCGGAGGCATTACGCCGATCACGATGCTTGAATTGGCAAAAAAGATTATCAAGGATAATAACTCAAAGTCAGAAATAGTTGTCGAGAATGGCAAAGACCCAATGCCTTGTTACGTGCCAGTAGATGCAGAAAAAACAGAGAGATTGCTAGATAAGTAATCTCTCTGCTCCCTACCGTACCTCACCCCGCCTAACCAAGCCGTGCCAAACCAGAACCTACCGCACCATACCACGCCACGCCCAGCCGGGCCTTACTTGTGACCATTCACGCGTTCGGAAGTAAAGCGTCCATACTGCGGACGCCAGTCACCTAAACCAACCTGAGAGCCAGAGGCATTAAGCCATCTGTCAACCTGTGCGGGATTGACTAGTGTATCTTCCACATTAAGAGTAACTATGGCAGACCATTCTCGAAAGATGGGACGCATCCGTGAAACACGGGAAGTCTGTACGCGAACAATAGAACTAAAACGGAATTGCTCATCATCCCATAATTCATTAGCTGTACGCGGTCCAGCATATTCAAGCGGCGCATGTTCCAGACAAAAATAACCAGACTTTGAAGTCTGCCCCTCTTTGGATTTCTTAGCGCCTCCCAAGATTGTTGCTTCGATCATGTACGCGGGCAGGACGGGGCCAGACTCATCAAGATACAAGCCCGCCATAAATTCAAGGCGCGCCATTTCCTCATGATCCGCGTCTGTCTTTGCGCGTTTGGATGAAATCTGTTTGATTAACTTCGACCACTTGTTTGTTGGGTCTGCCGTCTGCCCGTTGTGCATTATCAGCGGGGCGGATGAGTTCAGTTTGTATGTTAGTGTTTTCCAAGCCATGATATATCTCCTGTCTTATTTGAATGTTGGTCGTTATCGTTGTGGGTTCGTGTTCCAGTCGTCCATATCTATCTTCACGGATTACGTCCGTAATGAGGTTATGGCAACGGGAGCAAACCGTTATTAGATCATCTTCGATTGATTCGTTTGGAATTTTTGCATAAGCAGATGGACGATGGTGTACCTCCAATTGATAGTGTGTCCCGTCCTCATCACACAGGCGGCAACGATACCCGTCTAGTTTCTTCCTGGCTTTACGTTTTTCGTCCCACTCTTTAGACGCAATATATTTGTTGTAATCCATAGGACACCTTCACAAAGAGCCGCCTCCTTCCTGTTTTTTCGCTTGTTGTCACACGCGCGAGTTTGGGAAAGAGACGGCTCTTTGTGGCGAAAAAATAACCCGCCGCGTGTGACGTAGATATTATAACATGAAACAGAATAATTGTGCTAACATTGTGACACTTATCCACCTTTGCGCCGTCGCTTGGGGCTTGTACGACCGTCACCGTTGGCGGGCGCTGGACAGGCACCGCCGCGAATGCAAAGAGTGTTGGAGTAAGACCTTGCATAAATAGAACAAATCGTCTATAATGTTTGCAGGCAGGAATGCCCAGGCGACGCGCCCTACTGTGTAACAGAAGCGCACAGCCAATAACTAACCGTTAGACTTTGAGCCGGTTGTTCTTTTCTCGAAAGAGAAGGAGAGCAGCCGGTTTTTGCGTTTAATACGCAGAGGGATAAATGCCGAACGTATCGGAATACGACGATAAAGATAAGTGGATGGGGGCTTGTATGCCTGCCATGCTGGAAGAGGGGAAAGAACAGGACGAAGCCGCCGCCGCTTGCATGAGCATATGGGGGGAGAAGAAGTCGTTCTATGGGATGTCTGTGGAAGATGCGGTCAAGCACTTCCTGAAAATCGGCGCGCGGCACACGCGCAAAGAAACAGAGGCGTTCCAGACCGTGCATGACATCATGGTGGAAAACGGCGCTGAGTGTGAAAAGCCAGGGGGTGAAATTCCTATGATGGAGGGTAAATCGCTGGATGAGGAATATATCTACCCCGGCGATGCGGTCAAAGCCACGTCATTGGACGGCGGCGCGGTCAAATTAGGGGGTTATCTGATCCGCTTCGGGGATTCAAAAAATCCAGACCTGGAAGGCGATTACTTCACGAAAAATACCGACTTCGGCGACGCCAAACAATCCGATACATGGTTTAACCACCGTTTACCGATCCGCGTCAAGAAACATAACAACATTGAAGTGAAATACACAGAGCCGCTATCCAATAAAGCGACACTCGCCATTGATGACGTTGGAGTGTTTGCCGAGGTGGTGATCGAAGCGCGTAATGAGTACGAAAAGACAATCGCGGAGCTGGGGCTTGCGGGGAAATTAGCCTGGTCGTCTGGAACTGCATCGCATCTTGTAGACCGCAAAGCAATCAAGAACGGCGTGTGGGAAGTCACGCGCTGGCGCTTAGGTCTGGACGCGTCGCTTACCCCGCATCCGGCAGAGTTCCGCAAGACCAATCAGATACTGCCAATTAAATCGTTACTAACTTCTCATGCGGCGTTGCCCGTTGAGGAGGATAACCAACCAAACCAAAACAAACAAACCAATCAACCTGTTACCAAACAAAGGGAGAACATCATGGAAGAGTTAGAAATCAAATCCGCCGTAGATAAGGCGGTCGCTGACGCGCTTGCAGAGCGCGAAGCGAAATCCCAGGCGGAAGCGCAGAGGGCGGCAGAACTGAAGGCCGCAGAGGACGCCGGGTACAAAAAGGCCGTTGAGGAGTTGAAAGAGCACGGGCCGCAGACTTTCTACCACCCCACTGAGCCGACCGATGATGACAACGATGGCATCGGCGCATTCAAGTCCTGGCTCAAGACCGGGCAGGAAAATCAAGGGCTGCTCCGACCTGATTCGTCTTTCGACAACATCAAGGCAGGCAAGGCCGCCTGGAACATCACGACCGGAGCAAGCGGTGGGTTCCTGGTTCCCGATCCCTTGTACAACCAGATCATCGCCAAGCGCGATATCATGTCATGGGCGCGGCAAGTCCCTTGCACGTTCCTGACGACCCCTTCCGATCATCTGTTGGTCCCGCGTGAGAATACCAGCCTGACCGATTTTATTTTGACGGCTGAGGCTGGCACGTACGATGAGAATGAGGGAACCGTATCACAGAAAGACCTCATCCTGTACAAGTACACCAAATTGACCAAGATGAACGAAGAATTCTTGATGTACAACGGCACGAACTGGGAAGCCTGGTTTACCAATGCTCTTGGGCGCGCAGTTGCCAACACCGAGAACACCATCTTCACCACAGGTACAGGCACGGCACAGCCTGAGGGTATCGTGACCGGCGCGACGGTTGCAAATACGACCGCCACGACCGACATCATTCTGCCTTCGGAACTCTCCGCGCTCATCGGCTATCTCGGCGGCGGGTACAACGTCCCAAGCGAGTCCGCCATGCTCATGGCGAATGTGACCAAGTGGTATCTCAAGGGCAGCGGTGGAACGTCCGCGGTCCCGTTTGCTTACGTGCAGACCCCGCAGGATGGCGACTTTTTCGGCTACAAGGCCGTCATCGACGACGACCTTGAACCATATACCACAGCATCGGCAAAGTGTATTGTGTTCGGCAACTTCTCCTACTACGCGGTAGTCGAGAAGCCGGGCATGGTCGTACAGCGCAATCCGTACCTGTACATGGCGACCGGGCAGATCGGCATCTTTGCGTCGATCTTCCGCGGTGGCGGAGTGCTTCAAAGCGAAGCATTCTATTACCTGACCAACAAGGCCAGCTAAGAGGTGATAACATGTCACGCAATAAAAACCCTGATATTCAGAAGTCGATGGTTGCAGTAGCAGCCAGCGGCGGACAAGTTGGTGCGCTGGTCGGAACAAAGGTCGACGCGACCGGATACTCCCGCGCGCACTTCATCTTCAATTTCGGCAATGGCGCTGCCACAACCGCCGCACTTTCGGCGGGTATTGGCCCCTGGCAGGCGTCCACATCCGGCGCAACTTACGCCGCTATTGCCAGTGCATCCCTGGCCGCTGTGACCTCCGGCGTGCTATCGAGCACCTCGGTCACGCTAGAAGTGGATGTGCCTATTTCGGCGGGCACGCCCTGGTTGCTTGTCTCCGGTGGATCACTGCTCTCGACAGCCGTCCCGCATTCATGCGTGGTGGAACTGTACAACGGCATCAATCGTCCGCCAACAGCATCCAGCGTCGAAGTCGTAACCGTCTAACAACTGATAAGGGGGAGGCGAGCAATTGCCTCCCCCGGAAAGCGTTTTGTTTTGCACATATTCCACTGGGTTCCCTCATCTGGCGCGCCGCCTCCGTGGTCGTGCGTCCACTCGTGGGTAAACCTGCTGTTGCCCGAGGGCGCAAAGCGGACATTTAGACAGAGCGGCGCGGGATCGGTTCGCGTCATCTGGAACGATATTGTGCGGGAGTTTCTCGCAACCGACGCCGAATGGATGTTCAGCACTCACCACGATGTTGTATTTGTCCCTGAAACACTTACGCGCCTTTTGTCCTGGGATAAGCCTCTCATATCGGCGCTAGTGTTCATGAGACATAACCCGGTCGTCCCGCAGATTTGGAAGTCCTACGACGGCGATGAGGGCCATTATGTGATGCGGATCAATGATACGCGTGATTGGTTCTACGACCACAAAGAGTGGATCAAGTTCGGGCCGTTCCTAATAGACCCCTGCCCGGACGATGCGCTTGTCTCTGTCGGCTTCACCGCAACCGCCTGCACGCTAATACACCGGACTGTGCTTGAGGACATCCGCGCAAAAGTTCCCGACCAGGGAGACGGCCTGTGGTTCGCCTGCGACAACGAGACTTCGGGCGGCGGGGAAGATCGTCGCTTCTACGAGTACGCGCGGCAAGCCGGGTATGAAGCGTTTGTAGACCGCTCCTGTATAGCAGGTCATGTAGCTGGCGATATTCCCACATCCAGCGCAGATTTTATCGCCTGGGATAGCGTGAGCGATTTTCATAACACAGGAGAGCCGGAGGCGGTGGCGGAATGACGATTGACTTACGACTGGGCGACTGCCTTGAGATATTGCCAACGCTGGCTGATAAGAGCGTGGATGCTGTGATTACTGACCCGCCGTATGGAATCAACTACATAAACGGCGGGGGGCGCAATCCTAAGAACGGCTGGCGCGATTTCCGTCCCGATGGTGATTGGGATAAGTGGCGACCAACAAGAGAGCATTTTGACCAGTTGCTGAGAATTGGAAAGGTTGTAATTATTTGGGGCGGTAATTACTTTTCGGATTGTTTGCCGCCGTCGCAACAGTGGCTGATGTGGGATAAGGGGCAGCGGGATTTTAGTCTTGCGGATGGCGAGCTCGCTTGGAGCAGCCAAGATAAGGCGGTGAGGATTTTTACTTATTCCAGAGCCGCCATGATGAAAGAGAATGGCTTACATCCAACACAGAAACCGATTTCGCTTATGAAGTGGTGTATTGAGATTGCGAAGGCCAAAACTATCCTTGACCCGTTTATGGGGTCTGGTAGCACGGGCGTAGCTGCGGCGCAATTAGGTTGTGATTTTACAGGCATTGAGATTTCGCCTAAGTATTTCGCTATTGCAGAGAAGCGCATTGCAGAGGCACAACAGCAGATGATTATGGAGCTTGCATGACCATCAAGCAAGTGGAAACTTCAACCGTCGTCGGAACAGTCACCGGGACGGGGAACGCTACCGTCACTATAACCGCGCTCGGCATGGCAAACACGCCGAAGGCCGTTTCTGTCGCCGTCACGTCAGCAGATACCGCCTCCATCGTTGGTGGGTTGATACGCACGGCGCTTGCCTTCGATGTAGATGTGGCGGCGTTGTTTTTGGTCTCAGGCTCTGGCGCAAATGTAGTCCTGACGAAGCATGTCGCGGTCGCCAATGATGACACGCTGAATATCGCCATTGCCAACGGCACGTGTACCGGCCTGACCGCCGCGCCAACATCCACGAACACGACCGCAGGAACGGGGCTGACAAACGGCTACTGTACGCTCGCGCAGGTGAAATCGTCTGACGTGCTGAACTTCTCGAACACAACCCATGATGAGATTTTGGAAACCATCATCGAAGCCGTCTCGCGCTTGATAGACAACAAATGCGCCCGGCGCTTTTTCTCAGCATCCGAAACAAGATATTACACCGCGGACGAAGGCGATCTTGTCTTTGTAGATGACATCTCGACCTCAAGCGGGCTGACGCTCGTAACGGATGAGGACGGCGACCGAACATATGAAACCACCTGGGCAACGACAGACTACGACTTGACATCGTTCAACGCGACACTGGATGGCTGGCCTTACCAGATGATAGAGACCACGCCCGAAGGCGATTACTCATTCCCCGGCACAAAAAAGGGCGTGAAAGTCACTGCTTCGTTCGGCTGGGCGGCAGTCCCGAAAACCGTTGTACTGGCCTGTATCCTGCAAAGCAATCGCGAATACAAACGCTTCAACACGGCGCTTGGACAGGCCGGGGCGTCCAGCGTTGGCACGATCACTCTAACCATTCCAGCGCTTGATCCTGATGTAGAAAAACTCCTGTGTCCTTATGTGAGGATTACGTGAAAAAAGAGACACCCGAAGGCGTCTCTTTTGGTGGGCAGGATTTTTACCTGCATCTTCTTACGCGTCGCTATGCTGTCTCTTACACCACCACCAATAGGATTTTATCACAATGACGCAGGACTACACCACAGCGGTAACGGAAGTCGCGGAGGTAGTGGCGGCGGTGGCGGGCATCGGAGCCGCGCCCGCGACGCCGCAGGAAAACATCAACGAACGGATTTTCGCATTGACATACCTTATGACATCAATGACTGAGATCAGCGAAACCGGGACGATGCAGCACCTTGCTACGATTGCTGTTGACATCCTGACGCCGCACACCAATCTCGCATTGAACATCGCCGCGCTTTTGCCGATTGTAGACCTGGTTGACGCGGCGCTTCTGACCGAGATCACGACTACCAGTCGCTTCTTCGATGCGTCTATTGACACCTTTGGAATTTTGCGCTGGGAATTCCTGCCCGTATATATTTATTCAAGCGTGGATTGCGTAGGTTACCGGGCAATGCTTGAGAACGTGAAGCAGAAGATAAATCTATGACGCAGTTATCCATCCAGATCAACAACGCCGATATTGTGCGGCGCGGTTTGCAAGATTTGTCGGCGGAGATCCCAAAAGTCGGGCGCTTGCAAATCTACCAGACATCACAGGCAATTGTCCGCCGGATGAAGATTTACCCGCCTGAGCGACCGGCGCAGACATATATCCGCACAGGCAGGCTCGGCGGTGGTTGGATGATTATACCGAACACGAACGGCTATACCACGCGCAACGACACGCCATACACAAAATATGTCGTGGGCAACGCCTACGGCCTGGAACAAGCCTGGATGCACGAAGGGCGCTGGAATCTGCTGCGCGACGTGCAGGAGGAAGAAGTAGCAAAACTTCCGAAGGCAATCGAAGATGAGATCACGATGGTGGCGCGGAGAGTAGGATTATGACAATCCCTGATTTGGCTAAGATGTATGAAGAATATCTGAAAGGCGCTTTGAAATTTCATCGTGTTGTAGCTTCGCCGCCGATAGAAAACACCGAAGAAATTCAAAGACTATATGAAGCAGGTGACACTGTAGGCGCTCAGAAATTAATACTGGTAGAACTGGAAAAAGAAAACCAAGAGGCAGGTGAACATGGCAATTAAATTACATTACATAGGCCAGGGAGACGCGATCATACACGTACCCGCCCGCGACCTGACGGACGAAGATTTCGCCGAGCGTGCGGAACTCTGGAAGGAAATTGGAATAGATGAGGCCGGGATACTTGCGAGCGGCCTCTACAAGAAACCAACAGCCGAACAAAAAAAGGTAATAGCGGCAAAGGAAGGTAAATAATGGCTGGTCGTAGAAGTTTGAGAAAGTTACAATTTTACAGGGAGGCAACAGCCGGGACAACCTCATCCGCGACGTTTGTTTTTCGCGGCATCGGGACGATCCTGGACAATATCCAGGTGCAACGTGTCAGTGAGGACATCGGAATCATCAGCGGCACGACCCGCACGAATGTTCCGATGAAGGGCGGAACGCTGGCAATCAGTCAAACCCCCGCGACATTTGAAAGTCTCCTGCATATCCTGGAAATGAGTGTAAAAACCGTTGCCGGTTCTCAGGATGGCGCAGGGACGGATTATATCTATACCTATGCGTTCCCCACTACCGCAGGCAACGCGATCAAGACTTATTCCATCGAGAGCGGAGATGATAACGAAGTCGAACGCATGGCGTATTGTTTCGTCAAGGACTGGACGCTATCCGGCAATGGGCGCACCGCATATCAGCTACAGGCAAACATCCAGGGGCGCGCCCCTGCCCTGGGCGCATTTTCGGCTGGGCTGTCCTTGTTAGCCGTCAATAACATGAATTTCGGGTTGACGAAAATCTACCAGGATGCAATCGGCGGCACAATTGGAACAACGATCAAGTCCAACACGGTGCGCGGCGTCAATTTCAAGTTCGCATCGGGGATCGAAGCGAAGGATACGGCGGACGGGCGTCTTGACTTTTCGTTCACGCAAGGCACGGATTATGTAGTTACCTGTGACCTGGAATTCGAGCATGATGCAATCGCCGCCGCGCAGAAAGTCTTGTGGCGCGCCCAAACCCCCGTCCTACTGCAAGTCAAAGTCGAAGGTTTAACGGCGTTCGCCACTCCCGGCACGACATACAGCGTTCCCACCCTGAAGATCAATCTCCCCGGCTATTGGGAGAGTTTCTCGAAGATCGGGGAAGCCAATGGCAATGATATTGTGACGGGTAAATTTGTGTCAGCCTATGACACTACTGCCGCCGCCGCCGGGTCCGTAGTGGTCGCGGTGGAGCTTAGTACGGTGCCTTGAGTTCTGGGTGTTCTTTGACCCATACAACAGCCATGTGGTGATGAAGCCAACGGTGATAACTATTTGTGCAAATCAAAAGATTACAGTTTCGATTATCAGATTTGTTTAGGTTTATGTGATGAACTATCTTGTTGGTGATTTTTACGCCGCAATACATACACGTTTTGCCTTTGGAAAAATCGTACTTCTTGGATCGGCAATTGGCGCAAAGTCCATAGTATTTAGGCTTCGGCGCTGGATTAATGCCGCAGATTTTACAAATCATTTTGTCCTCTTAAAGGAGCCAGCCCTTCGCAAATCCGCTTCACTGTCTAGGTGCGCGGGCAAAGGGCTGACATGAGAAACAAAAAGAAGCAGAACCGCAAGCACCTAGACAAGAACGATTATACCACACGCCTACGGGCAGAAAGTAGTTTGTAATGTCTGAGGATATACACATTAAGTTTTTGTTCGACGCAAAAACAATAGGGAAGCGCCTGAAGTGGAAAGATGTAAAAAAGGTGCAAAAATTCAGGCGCTTGAAAGAACAAGGCGAAGGTATTACCGACGAGTTTCTGGAACAAATCCAGATTCTATCCTGCCGCTTCATGGCTGACGAAAATAATCAGTACATTCCGCAAGACGAAGCGTATGAAATATTTGATGAATTGAGTCGGGATGAAGCGACGGATGCTATCAACAAATTTAGCGAAGCACTTGTGGAATCTACCATCCCAAACGCGAAAGGGGGTCAATTGAACTCTACTTCAGAAGTCAATTCCCTGACCCCGCAGACCTCCCCGGATGGTTCGACGTTGTAGCGTTAGCGTTCGCTTTGCATCAATTACCCTGGAAAATCACAGGCGAAAAACCGTCGCGCTGGCGGCGGTATGTATGGCAATTAAGGCTCACTTTATATATCAATGAATTGAATGCGAAGATAGAACGGGAACGAACGCAGGTAAACCAGCATTTTCAGGAGTGATACGTGGCGATTGTTGAAATCGTTATACAAGGCAAAGATGAAACGTCGGGGATGTTTGGGAACATCGGCGGCGCTCTTTCCAATCTTGGTAATATCGTCACTGGTATCAAGGCCGGTTTCGATTTGCTTGCCGGTGCATTTAATAATATCGTTGAGTTCGGCAATCAATTTGTGGTATCAGCCAGCGAGAGCGAGCAGGCTATCGCACGACTGGAAGGTATCTTGAGAGCGACAGAGGGAGCGGCTGGATTGACATCCGAGCAATTACAAAGTATGGCGGGTTCGCTCCAGGGGATAACGCGTTTCTCCGATGAGACTATCCTAGCTGGAGCGTCCCTGCTTTTGACGTTTCGCAATATCAGCGGGGAAACTTTTGAGCGAACCGTCCCGGCGATGCTCGACATGGCGGAGATATTCGGGAGCGTCGATTCCGCCGCCATGCAATTAGGCAAGGCCTTGAATGATCCCTTGAATATGCTCGGCTCACTGACGCGTGCGGGCGTCACCTTCACTGACGCTCAAAAGGAAATGATAAAGAATTTCGTGGAAACGGGTAACGTGGCCGCCGCGCAAAATATCATCCTGACAGAAGTGGAACAGCAGGTCGGCGGATTGGCTGAGGCAATGGGACAGACATTCGCGGGCCAAGTGGAGATTGCCAAAAATAAACTGGATGAAATGAAGGAAATAATAGGAGGGCCTGTCCTGGCTGTGCTTGGTGATTTGCTTACGAAGTTAATGGAATTTGCCGATACCAACCCTGTTATTCAAGGAGTAATTGGCTTCTTTGAAAGATTCAATGATCTATTGAGATCAGAGGGCGATATACCTTTTTTGTCCGCACTCGGCGCGGCGATGCTTGATCTTGAGAATTTATCGCCTATATTGCATGACATTGGATATGCCCTGATTGTCATGCAGGGCGGATTGAATTTAGGACTTGAACCGCTGGAGGCGTTCAAGAAAGGGCTGGCTGACCTGGCTATCGTATGGGAAGGTACTCCACTTGAGGATGTTATTACAGCCATTCAGAGTTTTATAGAGACAGGAGAGACGGAAGGCTGGGGAACGGCAATTCACAATCTATTTTCTGAGATTTGGACTAATCTTGATGTGCCTACCAAGATACAAGAATTAGTTGACACGCTCACTACTGCTATTGCAGGGGCGAATTGGGCGGGAGTTATTGATACTCTTGCTGATGTGGTCGCTGAGGTAATACGACTTACTTTTGCGGGATTGGATATTATTGTCAATCAGGTCGACTGGGGGCCAATGGGTATTGCTTTGAAAAACGCAATCAGCGAAGCATGGCAGGGCGCGATGGAGGGAGTGGATGTTGGGTATACATTACAAACATATTTGGTTGACCCAATCATGGATAAACTTGTTGAGGCCTGGGTTGGCATTGTAGATTTCATAGTCGGCAAAGATGCCTGGATACAAATCGGGCAGGCCATCAAAGATGGCTGGCAAAAAGTAGTGGATTTCGACTGGTCATGGGATGCCAACGCGTGGGTACATGAGAAAATCATTGACCCTATAAAGAAATGGCTCGGCATTTCCAGTCGATCGACTGTGTTCATGGAGATCGGCAAAGATATCGTCCAGGGTCTATGGGATGGAATGGCCTTTATGTGGAATGGTTTCGTGGATTGGGTGGGGGAGAAGATAGGCGCACTGCTCAGTGCTCTTACACTCCAAAATATATGGCAAGTCATCACGACTGATTTGACGCTGGCCGAATTACTCCAGGGCGCATATACCGGCACTTCTACAGGTTCCGGTAGTCCAGGTGGTTGGGGAGGGTATGTAGGCGGCATGACGGGCAGCGGGACTGGCAGTACCGGCGGTGGTACAGGCGGCGGAACGGGAACGGTTGTCAATCAATACTTCGCGGGCGCGACGATCAATGTCGGTTCGTGGAGTGAAATCGCCTATGACTGCATTTATCCCAACCCGTTCATCGCAGCGACCAGCGGGCAGTTAGGCGGAGTATGAATCTTCTTTTGCTGACATGGAACGGGATTAGCATCAATAACGGCTCC